TACGTCAGTCTCGCGCATCGCTCGCTCTCCCGGGCCGTGGGGTGTAGCGTCGACGGGCGGCCCTCTCCCGTTGACGCGTCAATGCTTGCCGTGGCGGTTGCCGTCGAGGGGCTGGGCGCTAAAGGCCCGCCGCGCCTCGCTTATCGGCTAACCCCTTGAAGTTTAACGGGTAACGGGCGCGCCCACCGGGGATGCGCGCCACGCCGACGTTGTCGGGGCGTTACGCGTTACGCGGCCGTCACGTAGAGTTACATGCGAGGGCCCGTATGTATATCGGATATTGCGTAAACGGGTGAACATAGAGCGTATGTATAGTGTGTGTAACGTGTAACGCTCTATGTTGTACGTTTGCATGTTGCCGTAAGCACAGGGGAAAGGCGTTATAGGGCGCTACCCGTCAACCGTTTGGTTAAGACACCGTGGTATAGGCGCGCCCGTTCGTGGGCCTAGCCCCGCATCCGTGCAGCGGGGTACGTCGGCGTTGCCGATGCGGCGGCCTAGGCGGGGGCCGCCTTCCCGGGCTAGCGGGCAGCCTCGCGAGCCGCTCGCATGCGGTCGACCATCGCCGTGGCCGCGGGACATGCCGCGTCCGCACGCTTGCGGGCGGCGGAGCCGAGCAAGCCGTGCATGGCGAGGTAGTAGCCGCGACGCTTCGCGCCCTTCGCGGTGCCATTGCAGCCGCCGCAATGCTCGCACGACACGTCGGCCGCCTCTGACAGGCAGAGCCGAAGGCCGGCCGCCGCGTAGGCGGCATCGTCGGCCTTGCTGCGGGACGCCACGAACGGACGCCAGCCGCGCGCCTCAGCCTCTGCCACGTCAGCGGGGCTGCCGCACGACGCCATGAACAGGGCCGCCCACTCCGCGGGCAGGTTGCGCCACTCCGCGGTGTAGCCGGTGTGAGACTTCGTGCCGATTAGCACGGTCTGCCAGACATGGAACGGGACCGCGGATGGGTCCCCTTCCATGCCGATACGGACCTTCGCCCCCGCGAAGAGCCCTACCGGGATGCCGACGATACCGTCGGCCGCCCGTCGTGCCGCCGAAGCGTGCGCTTCCGTGAGGCGTGCCTTATTGACGTAGCAGGTCCCCGCGCCGCCACGAATGACGGACCGGTGCGGGCACGCTTCGGGGCAGACGGCGCCGTCGGCGCCCGCCTTCCATGCGTCCATCGGCGACATATCGGCGCGCATTATGCTCACTTGCACCATGTCGCCCGTCTTCCGGTTGTCGGACGCGTCCGCGACGCAGTGCGCCGTGACCATGATCGGCGTCCCGTCCAGCCGGCTAGCGCCGGTCCAGAGGACGACGGTAGACGGGAGCGGTCCCCGTCCGAGGATGCTGCGAGCGGCGCGCTTCCATGCGGGCCGCCACTGCAAGAGACTTGACATTGCTTCCTACCTTCACCCCTAGCCGGCGGCCGGCGGTATTGTCGGCAGCCGCTAGACGGTCCGAAGGGTCGACGGTGTCGGCGCTTCGGACCGGCTAGCCGCTTGTCAGGCGGCTAGGGTGTCGGTCACTCCCACGCTACGGGCGATGCACGCTACCGGTAGCCGTGCTATCGCTTTCCATGCACCGCAGGCTCGCCCCTTTCGGGGGTCGTCGCCGCTCAGCCTGCACGGGCTAGCGTGGGAGTCTCCGCTACGTGGGAGCATTGGACGGCCGCGCGGGGGCGGCTAGCATTGCGAAAGAACGGGCCGACACGCTACGGGCGCGACCCCCTACCGATAGCGGGGTGGGCGCTTTCGGCCTTGCGGCCGGCTAGCGTCTCGGGTTGATGCTTACCCTTTATGCCGCTACGGTATGGCTGTCAAGCCTTTATCGTCGCGGACCGGATTTGCCGGGATCGGGAGCATCGGGGGGTGTGAAGCCGTGGCGGCCGGGCCGCTCGGCGTCGGAACGTTACCGTTCCCACACTCTTTATGTATCATGCGTGCGCAGGTTGTCCACACTCTAGACGCGACGCGCCGACGGTCCGGCCGGCCGCCCACGCGACGCGCGCCCGCGCGCCGGCGCGCCCGCTCCCCGCCGGCGACGGCGGGCCAAACGCCGCCGCCCCCTGCCCACTCCACCCCCCGGCACACAACCACCCCCCGGCACCTACTCGGTCCCTGGCGGGACCTACAACCACCCCCCGGCATCCATACGCCCCTACGGGGCGGGTACGGGCATAGCCGAAACACGCACGGAAACGGCCCTAGAATCGTCGAGGAGAGGTGGGGTGCTATCTCACCCTACCTTCAGTCTCCTCTTCGATTCTAGGGCCGTTTCAGAGCGTCCCTGAGGGAGTGGCCCCCGAGGGTGGTCCTCGGGGGCCGGGTCGGTCTAGCTGATGTAGCGGGCGACCACGATGCGGGTTCCGTCCGCACGGTGGAGGACCAGGCGCTTCTTGTAGCCGTTGCCCGTGTTGATGCACCGGTAGTAGGTGACCGCGTGCGCCGGGCTGTGCGAGCAGAGGCGCAGCCGGTAGGCGCTGCGGTAGCGGCCGTGCTCGATCTCCCAAGTGTCCTCGGACCCGTAGGTGTAGTTCTTGTTGTCGATGGTCACGTTGAACATGCTTTCTCCAGTGTGAGAGGGCGGCCCCGAAGGCGGGCCGCCCGTTTGGTGTCAGATCCAGTACGGCTTGCCGTTCACGACGACGTAGGGCGTGCCGCTGTTGCTCCAGCACACGACGTAGACACGGCGCCAGCGCCCGTGCCACTTGATCATGTAGCGGGTCGGGATCTTGGAGCCGTAGCCGTGGGCGTTGCGCCCGTAGCGCGGCTCAGGAGTGACCTTGTGGTCGTAGTCGTTGATGTTCACGCTTTCTCCAGAATGGGGAGCGACCCCGTTGTGAGGCACTTCAGCACGGGAGCGACCCGTAGACACGGGGGGTCGGACCCCGTGTTTCGCCGTTACTTGTTGGCGATCTTGTAGGCGGCGCGGGCCACCTTGAACGCGTTGCGCCCAATGAGGCGCGCGAGGAACGGGGTAGCGTCGTCGACGGTGAGCACGATAACGACGCACCCGCACAGGATCAGCGTCCAGCCTGCGACGAGGTCGAGGGCCTCGCGGAAGGTGGGCGGCGCGAAGACGGCCACCGCTGCGGACAAGACGACGACAAGGGCCGTCACGATCATGCGGGGGACGGCGTTCGGGTGCGCCGGGCGGTTCAGGTAGCTGAGCATTGCTTACTCCACAGGTGGGGGAAGTGTCCCACCCGTAAACCTACGCAAGCGAGGGCTTACGGGTGGGTACGGCCCGAAGGCGGCCGTACCCCTTGCGTCACGCTTCGACGATCACGTCCTCGCCGTCGACGCGGTAGTCGCCACGCAGGATGGCTTCGACCGCGGTGTCGGGCAGGGTAGGCCACGACGCCTTGAGGAAGTGGACACGCGCGGCCTTGTCGGTGCGCGCGCCTTTCACGTTGCCGCGCCGAAGCGCGAGGATCCACAGGATAAGGCCGGGCACGTAGAACATAGGGGTAGACGAAAGGCGATACTGCGTCACTGCTTACTCCATTGACGGGGGAAGTGTCCCGTCCCGATAACAGCGGCCGGGCCGTTGGCATTGGGACGGGTACGGCCCGCGGGCGGCCGTACCCCTTGACGCTAGACGTGCGCGCCGAGACTGAACGCGAGTTCACGCACACGTTCTACGACGTCGACCGACGTGGCCAACGTGTCAAGCGTGCGGCGCGAGTAACGCGCGCCGGGCGCGACGTGCCCGCTGAAGCCACTGTAGGCGACGACGGTGTGCATGACCACACCGTCACCGTAGACCTTCACCTCAACGGGCACGACGGTGAGGCGGTACGCCTTCCGTTCCTTGTCGTGCGAAAGCCACGCCTTCACGATGCGGTTGTCCGTGTCCGTGCGGAACGTGGCGACGTCTACCTTACGGTTGTCCATGCTTTCTCCATTGCGCGGCCAACGGGCGCCGCGCGATTCTTATGGGGGCTGAGAAACCGGGCGGCCCGGGGCCGTCGGCGTCGTTAGCGTTTCCGCTTCCGACATTTTCAACATAGCATGCGTGTGCGTATCGTCCACTATCTGGAACGGATACCCGCACACGCCCAGTCACCCGCGGGCGCGACGCCCGACCGCCCCGACCGCCCGACCGCCCACGCCCCGACGCACCCGGCCACCCCGGCGACGCCCGGCCCCTCGGCAGACGCCACAAGCTACCCCCCACCATCCCACTCGAGACCCCTCGGGGACCCCATCCCCCCACGCCTTTCCCCGGCCGAGCCAAAATCACCAAACACCATACCGCTGCGGTTTAGGCTCGCAGGCCGACCTACTGCGCAGGCCCGCCCGCAAGACTACACATGGGCCTTCACGTCTTGCCGCTGCGGTGTTACGACGGCTCGAACCCCCTAGAGGCGCCATGAACATCCAAGACCTGCCGCTCCCGCTCCGTCTCCGCAACGCCTTGTTGAAAGCCGGTTTCAAGACCGACGACGATCTGCGTGAGTGGCTCGCCGTAGGCCCCATCACCGGTGAGCCCGGCGAAACCATCCCAGGCGTCGGCGCCACCGGCATGAAGCAGCTCGAAGCCTGGGCCGCCAGCGAGGGAACCGTCGCCACGGTCCTCGAAGAGGCGTCCACGCCCGAAGAAGACATCGCCAGGGGCGCGAAGCGCCACGAAGTCGCCCAGATGGTCGACGCGGCCATGCGCGGCGGCCTCGATCAGCTCGGTCGACGCGGCCACGACGCCGCGATGAGCCGCGCCGTCGCCGAGGTCAAGCCCTGGACCACCACCATGAGCGGGCCGACGGCACGGAATACGCTGATCCTTCAGCTCGAGGCGGACATTCAAGCACGGATCACCGCGCTTATACCCACTATCAAGGCGCTCCCGCATGTCAAGGAGCTGGGCGTCGAAGTTTCGGCGGAAACGGTGGGCCGAATGGCGCTGATTCGGGGTCTCGACGCGCTGGAACGCGCTCACAAGGGCGGAAATCAGGCCAAAACCGGCGAAAATCGCGCAGAACAGCCCGAAAATCGCGAAGATTCGCCGGTTCTGGCGCCTCCTGACGACGCCGAGGTGCTCGACACGCCCGAAGGATGGACGAAAGTCGGCCAGAACGAGGCGATTCCGGTCCCCGAGGCGGTTCTCCACGACTACTACACCCAAAACGGGTGGAATCGGTACTGGGGACGGGTCGACGACCAGGTGATCTACTTCTACTGGAGCCCCGAGAAGCGTCTCCAGGACCTCAAGCCCTTCCCGGGGACCGACAAGAGCGGTCGACGCGTGGCCGAACAGGCCACTCCGTGGGGTCCTGGCCACGTCGTCCCCACGAAGTGGGCCAACAGCTAGGTGAATGGGGGCTGGGCTAGATGCAGAAAGCCCCGGAGAACCTCTCAGCGCTCCGGGGCCCCGGCCTGTCAGCCTAGATCAGTCGGCGCGCACGAAGTACAGGAAGACCTGCGTCGCGGCGCTGTCGGTGCCCGTGGCCTTCGTCACGGTGAAGCGGAGGCTCTCCACGTCGGTCGCGAACGGGTCGACGGTGTCCGCGGTTTGGACGTGGGTCGACACGAGCTTCGGCGTGTTGAGCGTCGAGGCCGAGACCGCGAAGGTCTGGATCGACGTCGCCACCGCAGCGGCGCTGATCTTGCCGACGGCGTAAGTCACGTTGCCCGACGTGGTGCCCGTGCCGGCCGGGACGATCTGCGTGCCGGGCAGGATGCGGATCTTGTAGGGCAGCGAGAACGTGAACGTCACCGCAGACGTCGTGGACCCGCCGTCAGGCAGCGAGATCTCGGCGCACACGACACCGGAGGCGTCGTAGGACTTGAACGCGACGGTCGCGTTGGCCGTCGCGGCCTGGGCCTGATGGCCGTTGAAGTGCTCGGGGATGACCTCCCCGTAGCGGATGAACTTCCGAACGATGTACCCGTATGCAGCCATGACCTACCTCCTTGTGTCCGCCGATCCGAGCGGTATTGCCCGAACCTCATGGCAGTGGTAGCATACACCAAACGGAGTCCCCATGCACGGCAGCATCCTCGTTCTCGCCAAGAAGAAGGCCGCTGGGCCGGGTGGCTACTTCGACCCGATGCAGGAGTCCGCGCCGATGGCGATGGGTCCGATGGTCTTCCAGGTCTCCGAGGGGGCCGAGATGCCTGAGGGCGAGGACGAGGACGAGAAGGGCGAGTACGACGTCCCCACGGCCGACAAGGCGAAGGGGTCCCCGTCGATGGACCTCAAGTCCATCATCGCCGACCTGAAGGCCGCCGCGATGAAGCTCGACCAGCTCGCCATGACCGGCGAGCTCGGCACCGAGGACGAGCCGACCGGCGAGGAGCCGATGCCCGAGGCGGCCCCGGCGCCGAAGGCCAAGAAGCCCGTCCCGTCCTTCCTCCAGAAGAAGGAGATGAAGTACTGATGCCCACCTACCGCAGCGGCTACTACAGCCACCTCGACGCGATGAAGAAGAAGGCCGCGATGGAAGACGCCGAGGCCCGCGGCGAGAAGCTCGAGAAGGGCTTCAAGGTCTTCGACCCGTCCAAGCTCGAGCAGAAGCCGGTCGTGAAGGTCGCCGTCAAGATCGGCAAACACTAGCGGGTCTGAGCAACCCGCGAGACCGCGAGAGCGGTCGGCGCCCCGTAGAAGCGACGCTACGGGGCGTCTTCATGTACGTGGAAACCGCCGGGAGAGTCACCCCTCCCGGCGGCCACCACACGTACAGCAGGAGAACCAGCAACATGCACGTCGGCGTTAGCGACCCACCTGATGACTCTCTAACGCACTACCCGCGCATGGTGGGTGTATCCGCTCTAGGCTATTCGTCGAGCGGAATCTTTACATTTACTTGTAGAACTTCGACTCGTCGGCCTGGGCCGACCTGCGCATCGAGTCCATGATCTCCTTGTAGGAGCGGTTGTCCGTCTGCGTCGTCGAGGCGCTGCGGCTCGGGCCCATGTTCATCAGGTTCATGGCGTCGGGCACCGCCTCAGCCTTCGGCGGCTCGGGCGGCGCGTGGACCGCACGCACCATCCGCACGGCCGTCTCGGGGTCCTTGCCCCCGGTCACCAGCACGCAGAAGTCGTAGAACGCCTCGTCGTTGTTGTAGACGTCGTCGGCCTCGCTCTTCAGCCAGTCCTCGACCTCGGTGACCGCCGCCTCGATCTGGCGCTCCTCGGCCTGCTTCGCCTCGTACTCGAACGCCTCGAGGCGCTGACGGAGCTCGTCGCGCTCGCGCTCCGCGGTGCCGTACTTACCGGTCCACTCCTCAGCCGCCTTGCGGACGGACTGGTCGTACTCGTCGCGCAGCGTCTGGAACGCTGCGTCGTGGGCTGCCTTCAGGCGGTCGATCTCCGCCTGCTTCTCAGCCATCGGGTCGGCGTCACCAGTGAGCCACTTCTGGATCTTCAGCTCCTGCTCGCGCAGGGCCGCCTCGCGGCGCTCGATGTCCTTGCGCTTCGAGGCGGTGTCCTGAAACGACTTCGTGTACCCGCGCTCGAAGTTGCGGTACTTGGTCTCGAACCCACGCGACAGGGTGTTGCGCGTGGGCTCGTCCAACCGGTTGTACCAGTCGGCCTTGGTCAACGAGTCGAGCTCGCCGTTCCAGTCGAAGACGCTCGGGGGCGCATCCTCGGCTGGCTCGGACGAAGGCTGGACCTCGGTCTCCTGCGTCTCTGCCTGGGCGTTCTCGATCTCGGACTCGTCGATCATGTGGCCTCCTCGTGGCTACTTCTTCTCGGGCGTGGACGGCTCCATCGGCGGGGGTGCCGACTGGGCCTTGCTCATCGACTCGCGGGCCTTCATGTCCTCGCCCGCGCCGATGTTCTTCTCGACCTGCATCCGCAGGTTCATGTCGCTGGCGAGCATCTGGCCGATCTCCTCGGGGCTCTTGCCCGCCATCGCGGGCATCGCCATCGCGGCGTCGAGGAGCTGCTGCGCCTTCTCGAGGGACACGCCGAGCATCTCGGCGACCGCCGCAGCGCCGCCGCCCATCGCGGGCTCGGCCGCCATGCCGCCGGTGCCGGGCATCGCGCCGCTCTCGCCCTGCGTACCGGGGCTCACGCCGCCTTCCTGCTTCGCGATCATCGCGTCGATCTCCGCCATGAGCGGCTTCATGTCGCGCTCCACGGACACGCCGTCAGGGGGCGTGCCGGCGGCGGGCTTCGGGGGCATACCGCCCTGCTTCATCATCTCGGCCATGTGACCTCCTATCATGGTTGAATGAAACCGGAAAGGTAGAGGAAGAACAGCGCCGGTCCGCTACTCGTCCTGGGGAGCGTCGTGCTGGTCCTCGAAACCCGGACCAGCGGGAACCATCTCGAAGGCGACACCGTAGTCGTTGCCCGCCATGAGCATGTACTTCTTCGGCACCTTGCGCCGCTCGCCGGTCGCGCGGTTCTCGAGGACGACGACGTCGTAGCCAGGCAGATCGCCGACGTGCCGGATGGCGCGGCTGTGCTTGCGGGCCGCGTGCTGCGCGGCCTTGACGTCGATGGGCTTCATACCGGGGTCCCCGGCGTGCGGACGTGTTCCTTGGGCGGCGCGACGTTCTGGCGCGCGGACCGCTGCATCACCTCGGCCTTCTTGGCCTTCTGCTCCGCGGCCGCCTCCTTGAGGACCTTCTCGTCGTTGCCGGTCGCCTTGCGCTTCTCGAAGCTGCGCTGGCGCACCGTGTCGAGGCGCGCCTGCTTCTGCGCCTTGCTCTCGCTCTCGAGCTCGATGCGGTGGCCGGGGAAGCGCTTCTCGATGACGCCCTTCATGCGGTCGAAGTCTTCCTTCGTCTCCGCCTTGCCGAGGACGCCCATGTCCACGGGGGTGAAGCTGCCGGGGCCGTGGCCGTGGACCGCGGGCGCGAGGCCGTGGCTCCAGTCGACGCGGCGGGCCGCTCCGCAGTCGGGACAGGCGGGGAAGCCCTCCGACATGCGGTAGTAGACGTTCTCGGTGGTGACCTCACAGACGGGGCACCGTAGGTCCTGAAGGGGCATGGTGGTCTCCTATTGACGAAGGGGCGACGGGCCGCCACCGGCGAGGCTCGCCTCGGGGGGCGCCTCGCCACCGGCAACGGCGGTCTCGTTGGCGGGAAGCTCCGGCGGTGCGCCACCGGCGAGAGCCGCGAGCTCGGGAGGGATGCCAGGGGGCAGGCCCGCGGGGGCCCCGCCGCCCTGAGCGGCTTCCATCTGGGCCTGCATCATCATGGCGGCCTGCTGCTCCTGCGCCTCGATCTCTTCCTTGGGCACGAGCAGGTTCGTGGAGAGGCCGACGCTGTTGACCAGCTCCTCGATGAGGCGGCGCTTGTCGATGTTCGGGTCCTGCATGAGGACCGGGAACAGCTTGAGCAGCGTCTCGGACATGACCGACGGGTTCTGGCGGATGGGGTTGTAGGACACCATCTGGAAGTTCACGTCGACATCGCGGATGTCGGCGAGACCGACTTCCTGCCAGCCCTCGTGCCCGCTGACCTTCACGAGCTTCTCTTCCTGCATGTACTTCTTGCTGAGGAAGAAGCACTTCTCGGCGACGTCCTCGAGGGCGCTGTTGATGTGGCCCTCGCGCGTCGCGAGGCGGGTCCGCATCTGCGCGTCGATGATCGCCATCTCCGTCGCAGTGCGGGCGCCGGCCACCTGACCGCGGGCCGCCTCGGCGAGGGCCGAGATGAACGCTGCGTCGCCTTCCTGACGGGCGATGAAGTTCTCGACGCCGACCGGGACCTGCGGGATGGGCATCTCGTAGAACAGCGTGCTGAGCGTGCGCAGCCCCTCAGCGTTCGTCGGGCTGATGGGCACGAAGCTGCCCGTCGCCGACTCAACCGCCTTGTTGAGGTCTTCCTCGGTGATGAGCTCGCTGTTGAACAGGATACGCGGGATCATCAGGTAGACGATCTGCTTCATGTGCGTGAGCAGGTCGTTGATGGTCTCCTGCTGGTTCAGAACGAGCTGGACCTCGGAGAGACCGAGGCAGTCCACCGCGCTCTGGTTCAGCGTGAACATCGAGTACGGGATGTACTCGAGCTCCTGCTCGAACACGATGGCGTCGGCCTGCCGCACGTAGTGGATGACCTTGTTGCTCTCGCGGTCGTAGTACTCCCACACCGTGACCCACTCGAACGCGTCGCGGAGCTGCGCCGCGTCGTTCGCCTTGTAGGTGTCGGTGATCCACTTCGGGTAGCGGTCGGGCGTGACGTCCGCGAGCTTCGGGCTCTTGTACGCACCGCTCTGCACCCGACGCTGAAACTCGGTCCACGGGATCACCGCGGCCTCGAGCCAGTAGCGGATGTCGTCAACGTCACGCACCGTCTGGTCGAAGAAGATGGCGCCCGGCTCGAGGACCCGCACGATGGGGCGGTCCGCCGCCTTGTCCCAGCCGACCTTGAACACGCCGCGCTTGCAGAGCACAGCGTCGATGAGCGCGGTCGCCGCGCGCCGGCGCATGTTGTTCACGTCGAAGACGTACTCCATCAGCCCGTTCACCAGGGGCAGCGCGTCCTGGCTCTCACGGTTGCGGGGGTTCGCCGCGACCTTCGGGTTCGGCCCGAGCAACGCGCTCACCGCCGTGTCGGCGATGGCGTAGATCATGTTCTTCGAGCAGAGGAACGAGGGGATCGCGCCGTCGGCCAGGTTGATGTCGTTGCGAGACGTGTAGAAGTCGCCGCGGTAGTACCGACGCGCCTTGTCGAAGTTCTTCTTCTCGGAGCGCTCGTAGTAGCGCTTGTGGCGGTCGATCAGGTTGGCGAGGTTCATGACCACTCCCGTGCGATGGGCTTGAAGATGCTGCGCGACGATGCGCGCTCATGGTGCTTGAAACGGTCGAGGTCCGCAATGGTAACGCGGGGTCCATCGCCCTGCGGCGCGTAGTCGCGGGTCTGCGCGGGCTCCTCGTCGCTCGTGAAGCGACGACGGCTCAGGATGTCGGCGGCCATGACCGCGGTGCGCGCGAGGTCGAAGTGGTGCGTCGTGCCGTCGCTGTTGCTGCTGCGCTTGGTCCGGTCGCCGTCGTAGTTGATGAGCTGGTGGAGCAGCGGCTTGCTGCACAGCGTGAGCTCGTTGTCGCGAAGCATGCGGACGAGGCGGGCCTCGCCTTCTTGCACGCGCTTCTCGGTGGCGTACCAGCCGGGGTGGTTTCGGTCGGTCCACAGCAGGTTCTTCGCGCCCTTGTCCTTGAGCATCGCGATGCACGCCGCGGCGTTGCTTTCGACGGCCAGCAGGGCGCCGTTGAAGAAGCGCTGGAGGTTCAGCAGGCGCTCGGCGAAGCGACCCGGATCCTCGCGGCCTTCCCACACCGCCACCTCGCGACGCTCGACCGCGTCCCACACCGTCACGGCGCTGTTGTCGCCGACGGCGCCGAAGCCAGCCGGGTCGGCGCACACGAGGTAGGACCGGCCGCGTACCGGGCGCTCGAGCAGGCTCGCGCCCTTGGGCACAGGCTCGGGCGGCACGACCGCGTTGAGCAGGCACGCCTTCAGCACGTCGATGGGCATGACGGGAGAGCCGCTGCCCAGCCAGCCGTCGTAGGGGTCCGACGGGTACTTCGACGTGAACAGACGCTCGTCGTTGCCCATCTCCGTTTGGAGCGACAGCCGGCGAAACGCCAGGTTGTGCAGGTCCATGCCGGGGTGCCGGGCCATGTACTCGAGCTCGACGTCCGTCGGCTTCAGGCCGTGCGGATCGGAGCGGCAGCTCGGGTCGAGCCACCACTCGAGGAACACGGGGTGGAAGCGTCCCTTGCCCTCGAGGGCGTTGTGCCACATCGTCTCGTGGTGGCTGCCCGCGGTGCCAGGCGTCGACTCGAGGATGACGCGCGCGTTGATACGCTTGTTGACGGCGGGGAAGATGTTCGCTGCCGCCTTCCGCTGCCACTGCGCTTCACCGAACTCGGTGAGCAGCAGACGGTCGATGGAGCGACCGACCGCCGGGGATCGACCGCCGGCCGTCAGCACCTTGATGCCCCCACCGTGGACGAAGTGGATCTGAGTCGTGCCCGGCTTGCGCCCCGCCTCGACCGGCACGCGCACGTCGTCGGGCAGATGCTTGTAGGCGAAGAGGATGCGCTCGAAGATGTCCTCGGCGGTGTCCTGGCGCTCGGCGATCAGCACGCCCTTCACGCCCTCGAGGTACATGCAGTCGCGGAGCAGGAGCATGACGGCCGGCGTCGTGATCTTCGCCTGACGGAACTTGTCGGTCAGCACCCAGCGGTGGTCCGCGCACGCCTGCAAGAACTTCATCTGGATGTTCGTCGGCTCGAGGTAGCCGATGGACTCGTCCTCTCGGACGATCTGGCACATCGAGACGAAGGCCCACGGCGTGCTGAACATCGCCTGTACCTTGCCCATGTGAAGGCCCGGGATCTGCGCGATCTTCGCGCCACCCGGTAGACTTGACGGAGCGCTCACGATAGACTCCCCATATCCCATGCTAACACGGTATGGCGCGGAGGTCGACATGGCTGAGAAGTGGATCCAGGGGGCGATCAAGAACCCCGGCGCCCTTCGCGAGAAGATGGGCGTCAAGGAAGGCGAGAACATCTCCAAGGAGAAGATCTCGTCCAAGATCTCCCAGCTCGAGAAGGAAGGCGCCGGCGACAAGAAGCTCTCCGCCGCCAAGCGCACCATGCTCAAGCAGCTCGTGCTCGCGCGCACGCTCGGGAAGATGAAGTGATCGGCCCCGACGTGCAGAACACCACCCGCCCCGACCTGAAGGGCGGCGCGAAGAACCCCCTGAAGGGCAACCCGATGGAGAAGGACTTCCGGCGCCAGATGCTCCGGCAGATCCTCGCCGACCGGATGAAGAAGGAGGGGTGATGGCAGACGGGAAGTACGGCCACATCAACTTCAAGCCACCCGCGTCGGTCTCGGCCGCTGCGGTGCGCGGTCTCATGCTGCGTCGCGACCAGTCGAAGTCCCAGAAGGCGGGCCTCGATGCGAAGCAGGCGTCGGCGCAGGGCATCGGCTCCGGCGTCCAGCGGGCCGCGAACCTGAAGAACCGCTCCACGATGGACCCGTCCACCGTGAAGCGGATGAAGGCGTACTTCGACCGCCACGCCAGCAACTACCAGCTCGACGCCGGCAAGAGCCCCAAGGAAGACAAGGGCTACGTCGCCGGTCTGCTGTGGGGCGGTGAAGCCGGGAAGTCGTGGGCCAACAAGGTCGTCCGCCAGATGGAGGCGGCCGACCAGCGGGGGAAGTGATGGACCGTCGTGCGGCGCTGAAGCAGGTCTACTCGAACCCCGAGCTCCGTGAGCGGATCAAGTCACGCATCATGGCTGGCAGCAAGGGCGGCAAGCCCGGCCAGTGGTCTGCGCGGAAGGCGCAGATGGTGGCGCAGGAGTACAAGAAGGCCGGCGGCAAGTACAAGAGCGGCCCGTCCGGTGCGCAGAAGAGCCTGAAGCGCTGGACGAAGCAGGAGTGGCGCACGCCCTCGGGCAAGCCTAGCGTCCAGGGACCGAAGGCGACCGGCGAGGTCTACGCGCCGAAGAAGGCCATCGAGAAGCTCCGCTCCACCCCAGGCGGCATGGCGAAGCTCGCCGCCGCTACGCGTGAGAAGCGCGAGGCCGGGAAGAAGGGCGAGCAGTTCGCCCGCCACGGCCTGCACAAGGGCGCCGACCGCTAGCAAGAACTGTCTACTGACGGCTCCGCGGTAGACACTTCTTGCGCTCGCCCATCGACCTGCCGCAGCCGCCTTCGGGCGAGCCGGCGGGTCTTCTGCTTGTCCGCGAGCTCGACGCAGCACGGGCAAGTCTGCCCACCCTTGCGCCACCCCGTGATGTGTCTCTTAAACTCATCCATACGCGGACCCTCGCACCCCGCTCCCATAACGTGAAATAAATCTTATGCAACCCCTTGCGCGATAATACCCACAGCGGTATTCTCCTCGTGCACCCCTCAGAAGGTTTCGGGTAGCCCGTAAGGGTCCGGGGCGAGACGAGCGGGCAGGCGCAGCCCCCGAACTTCAACGTTCCTTCGACCTGGCCGGTCGGAGCCGCTAGCGCGTCTGCCCCCGGCCCACGGAGTCCAAGATGGCGATCTCTACCGAAATCCTCAACACCACGTTCGCGGACCTCCGCGGGCCGCTCATCAACTCCTTCGTTCGCTCGAACGAGCTGCTCGACGCGCTCATGAGCAAGGCCCGCATGCCCTCCGAGGGCGGCAGCCTGATCGAGCGTTCCTTCGCCGGTGGCGCCCCCGCCCGCGGCGTGGGTGTGTTCGTCGGTGACGAGCTCCTCAACATGACGCGCCGTCAGCAGACCAAGCGCTTCCAGGTTGAGCCGCACCGTATCGTCGCGGCGATCAACATCCCGAAGAAGGAGCTCCTCTTCAACAGCGGCAAGCTCGCTGTGATCCGGCTCATCGAGGAGTACCCCCAGACCACCCTCGAGGGTGCGAAGGCCGACCTCAACAAGTTCCTGCTCACCGGCGTGAGCCGCGGCCTCGTCTTCCAGACGGCGGACCTCGCGGGCTTCCTCAGCCTGAACGGCAGCTTCGCGGCGGGCTCCGGCACCGGCGTGACGAACGGCCTCCTCGACTTCGTGGCTCCGGGCTCGCAGATCGACGTGGTCCAGAACGTGGCGAAGAGCACCAGCTACAGCCACTTCAACCAGTTCAACAACATCACGAGCTGGGCCACGGACGGTCTCCCCACCCTCCGCAAGACCTACCGCCAGTGCGCCCACTACGCGGGTGGCATGGGCAAGGGTCCCGACCTCGTGGTGATGGACGACGACACCTACACCAACTTCGAGGACAGCCGCCTGTCCCTCGTGCGCGTGACGCTCGTCGAGGACAAGACCGAGAAGAGCAACACCCTCGGCCTCGACCTCGGCGTGGCGAAGGTGTACAGCTCCATCGACCTCAACCGCGCGGACATGGGCGCGGGCTCTGCGGCCCTCAATGGCGCGACCTACATCCTGAACACGGACTACATGGAGATGCCCCTCATGGAGGCCCCGTCCATCACGCCGTTCACCGAGCGCGTGGGCGATCAGGACGTCGTCACGGCCATCTTCTCGATGCAGGGCAACCTCATCTGCACGAAGACCCCGGCCCAGGGCTGCGTCTCCGGCGGCGCTACCTGATCGCCGTAGGCTTCAACCCCATCTTCATCTAGGAGGTTTCTCATGTCCTTCGCAAACAACCAGGTCTTCGGTGATGACGTCACCGCCGTTTACGCTACCGAGGTTTACCCCCTCGGCACCGAGCGCCTCGTCCTCGGCTCCCAGACGGGTGTCGGCGACCAGGTCTGGATCTTCGTCAAGACCGACGGCGATCTGGTGGCCGGTGACGTGCTCCAGCGCAAGCTCACCTCGACCAACGGCAACGTCTCCCCGTCCGTGGGCACCGGTGCGCAGAACGCCGCGACCTTCGCGGGCGTGGCGGGCGGCACGGTGACCGCGGCGACGGCTCCGTACTGCTGGATCATCAAGCGCGGTGTGGTGTCGGCCAAGTCGGCCGCGGCCACGGCGGACAACTTCCTCGTCGTCGGCGTCACGGCGAAGTCGGTCACCACGACCAGCTCCGCCACCACGGCTTCGTTCGGGTACGCGTTCGCCGCCAACTCGGGCGGGTTCGTCTCCTGCTACATCAGCGCTCTCTGAGCACTGATGTGGTAGGCTAGGCCAGAACAGTTAGGAGGCGGGCATGGACACTTCGCTTGGAGCGCTTCGCGCCCGCCTCTTCAACTTCCGGGCCTGGGACAGCACGGGCACGACCCTCGACAACCGGATCCGAGAGGCGATGAACACCGCCCTCGACCGGATCTCGGGGGACGTGCCCGAAGCTGTTATTCCCGACGACGAACACGTCGTCCTTCTCCCCGACGCCATCGGGGAAGATGCCGCGGTGCAAGCGCGGCTCGCTACGACCTCGGACACTCGTGTCCTCGAGTTCGTCACCACTTCTGGCGCTCCCCTCTCAGGGTCGAGCCCCTGGCTGCCCACCGTCGACGGGACGTGGGACGGCATCATGCACTTCGAGCTCAAGGACTCGAGCGGCCAGCGCCATCGGCGCCAGAGCCGCGAGTTCTGGATCCAGAAGCCCGGCGGTGGGTCACCCGACCGCTACTACGTGACCATCGACCGGCCGTGGACGTCGGGCGTCGAGACGGGCATGCCGTTCCGCATGTACCAGCCCGAGTTCTTCGTCACCGACGACGTGACGCGGGTCCTCGAGCCGGCGCGCATCTACGACGAGACCCGGCAGCAGGTTTGGGCCATCGACACGGGTGGGGCCTACCGTCAGGACATGACGGACTTCCTCGGCGAGGACAAGGGCCGCCCCTACCGGTTCTGGCGCGGTCGCCACTTCCAGCTCCCCGCTCCGACGACTGCGCCGACGGCGGACGCCGGCACCCAGGGCGTCAACCCCTGGCTCGGCCCGGAGTGGGAAGGCACGTTCCGCTTCGTCTACACCTACGTCTGGGGTCGCAAGGACCCGGAGTGGCAGACGTCGCCCGGTACGAGCACGTCGTCGAACGGCATCTTCGACCCGCAGTGGGAGAGCGCCCCGTCGCCGGTCAGCGCGTCCTACGTGCAGACGGGCGCGACGGCGGCCCTCGCCATCAAGATCACCGGCTCGAACATCGACGCCATGATGGACTTCGGCGACAGCACGACGCTCCGCTACAGCCGTAGCGGGATGCGCCTGCGCATCTACGTGGCGCGTGACGCGGTGGCGACGACGAACACCTACGGCACCGGCTTCAACCGGGTCGAGACGAACGGCAAGTTCTACCTCCTCGCTGAGGTCGAGCCGACGTCTGGAACCTACACATGGACCGGCGAGCGCGTCCCCGACTACGAGCGCGAGCTTCGGCACAGCACCGGCTACTACTCGTACAGCGTCTTCCCGCATCAGGACGACCGCTACGAGCTCGACTTTCGCGTGCAGCGCCTGCCGAAGGCCCTGAAGAACGACCAGGACACCGTGCCGATCCAGCGCGACGCCGTGATGCCGTACATCGAGCTCTCGCTGTACTATATGTGCCTGCTCGACGGCGTCGACCAGACCGGCGCGCAGGTCCACCTCTCTCGCTACAACGAGCTGTGCCGGCACTTCCGAAAGCGGTACGCCAACCCCGGAGGCGCGGTCGACCCCGTCCCGCTCACCGGCTACCAGTCTCGTTTCCGCTTCGGTAGATATTCGAACACTAGCTGACGCCTCGTGTTATACCGTACAGGCAACCCGAGGAGTCCCTCATGCCCCAGACCACCAAGTTCTCGCGTCCCGATCTCGGCGACGTCTTCGTTCGGCGCAACCTCAACGGCAACGACGAGGAGGCCATGATCCTCTGCGTCCAGACGAAGCCCAACGGGCAGCTCTGGCAGGCGGTCATGTCGACGAAGAACGGCACCGAGTTCGTCACCGGCGACGCCGAGTTCCGCAACATCCACGACTGGCGCCCCAAGGGCTGGCTCTACGACGAGACCACCGGTGCGTGGTTCTCGCCCGCGGACAAGGCGAAGCTCGACACCGAGCGCGCCGCGGCGGCGGCCACCAAGGAGCCGGAGACCAAGGACGAGTTCATCGTCGCTGATGCGTCCGAGATCACCAACGCGGTCACCAAGAAGCGCAGCACCATCCCGCTGCCGAAGGTGAGCGCACCGCCCCAGGTGTAGTACATGGCCGGTCCCGACAACCAGCGCAGCGCCAACTTCGTCATTCCGGCGGGTGAGAGCTCGCTCAACTACACGGCGAAGGCGCTCACCCAGAAGATCGTCAACTTCGAGTTCACGATCAAGCGCACGCTGGCGACGACTGTCGGGCCGACCATCTACGAGCCAGACCGGCCGACCACGCCTGACCCGGCGCTCGTGTTTGGGGAGATGCACGGCATCTTCCACACGACGCTGCTGGGCGGGCAGATGGACCTGCTGCTGGTTCGCAGCGGGACCAAGCTCTTCCGCCACGCCGGCTGGCAGCGTGGCTGGGAGGAGCTCTACACGGGCCTCACCTCGGACACTCGAGGTGGGGCGTTCCCCGACCAGTTTGTCGTGGTGAGCGACAAGGTCGTTTGGACGAACGGCATCGACGAGCCGCTCATCATCGACGCGCACGGCAACGCGACCCCTCTGGGGTTCAACATCGCGCCGTCCCCGCCCTCGGTCTACGGCCCGGGCCAGTTCGCCGCCACCAGCTTCTTCTACCCGAACGCCAGCGGCTACTCGTGGAAGGGCGACATCGGCACGCCAGGTGACGTGCTGAGCGGGACGCAGGGCGCTGTGCTCGATGGCGCTTGGTACTACTACGCCCAGTTCGAGGACATCTACGGCAACATGAGCCCGCCGTCGCCGATCTCGAACGCGGCGTGGATCCGCACGGTTCAGGCCGACCCGTACAGCCCGAAGGCTGGTGGCGAGACAACCGGTGCGACCATCGACGACCTGACCCGGCAGTTCTTCATCCGGCTCACGTCGACCGGGCCGGAGCACACGGCCGCGACGCACATCTTCCGCACCCCGGACACGCGCCGCGCATCCACGAAGCCGCGGCAGCTCGTTCGTCTGGCGGGCCGCGAGCCGTCCATCTTCGGTGACCGCCGCGCGGACAGCGATCTCGGCGACGAAATGGAGATGACCGTTGCGGTGCCGACGTTCCGCACGATGTGCGTTCACGAGGGGCGTCTCGTCATCGCGAACACGCCGGCCGACCCAGGCATCGTCCGCATCTCCGAGCCGGGGTTCGCGGGCACGTTCCTCGCCGACAACTTCAGCTACCCCGACGTCCACGGAGCTGACGTGATCGCGGTGGCATCCCACATGGGGATGCTCCTCGCCTTCACCGAGGGCGCGGTCTACGACATCACGCCAGACCCGCAGACTGGAACCCTCACCACGGGCCGCACGCTCATCCAGGGCATCGGCTGCACGGCGCCACGCAGCATCTCGGCGCTCTACAACGGCTTCCTCATCTTCCTCGGGCGCGACGGTTTCTACTCCTGCGACGCGCGCGGGAGCATCAAGCTGATCAGCGACGACATCCACAAGGTCCTCAACTACGACATGAACACGTCGAAGTTCAGGAAGGCCGTGTCCGTCGTTGACCCGGTGAGCCGCGAGTACCACTGCGCCGTGCCCATCGCCGGCACGCCGGAGAACCGCATCACGTTCTGCTACGACGGGCAGAACTGGCGGCGCCACGACTTCGAGAGCCTGTCCATCGACGACATCACGATCACCGAGGACTACCGCCAGCTCGTCCTGTTCGTGGGCAAGACCATCGGCTCCGTGAACCCGGCGTGGAACGTCTTCGTTAAGGACCGTGAAACGTCCAACTACGAGGTCCCGAGCCGCAAGGCGTACTACCGCTCGGGCTGGTTCTTCGGGGACGACACGGGCAGCACCTTCCTGCACGTTCGCACGCTCTACCTCGGCATGCTCGACTCGTGGAACGACAAGTTCACGATCCGATTCTTCCGCAACAACTCGTGGAAGCCGGTCATCGAGATGACGGACGTGCTCGCCATCGGCGTCGACGACGACAGCGACATGGTTCGCGACGTGGCCGGCTCGGCGATCATCGGACAGGCCCGCGTCCACGAGCCTCGTCTCTTCTGGCGCATGGTGCCGGTCGGCCTCGAGAACGCCTACTCGTGGGCCTTCGAGATCGAGGCGACCTACCCGACGCGCCTCAACCTGGCATCTGTCGCCTACGACGTCAGCGCGGCGTCTGGCGGCAACAACCGCGGCCGCGTGCCGCTGCGAGCCGACGTATGAGCTACATCTTCCCGCGGCGCGTCCTTCGGGCGCAGGACGTGCTCGACCCCATCGAGCTCACGCTCGACATCTCGCCGGCGGCCGAGCGGCTGTCGGGGCGGCTCAACGCGCACAACTTCAACCAGAACATCGCCGCCTCGGTGCCCGTCCAGGCCAACACGTTCTACTCGATGGGCCACTACGAGTTCGCCGTTCCATTCATCTGGACGGGCGCGAGCCCCAACTGGGGCTACCCGGACGCAGCGTTCGCGCCGGGCTTCGCCTACCAGGTCCAGAACAACTTCGAGTGGAACACCATCACGCAGACCGCGGGCGGCACGCCGGCGTCGTTCACGATCAACACGGGCAACAGCGTCCTATGGATCAACGCCTACGCGCAGTACCTCTGGTACGGGTTTGACCGCACGTCGGCGTTCTGGACCGGCTGGGGCGCGCGTGAGCAGCACCGCCACGACGCTCAGTTCGAGCCCGCGAACATGCAGTTTGCCATCCGGGTGGACGGTAACATCATCCCCGAGACCATCACGGGCATCGACGACCTGACCTACCGCCCCTCGGTGCCGCTGAAGCCGAAAACCCAGCGCTCGGCCTCGTCGATCCTGCCCGGCCCTGCGGACATCCGCGGCGAGCAGACGGTGGCGCTCGGGCCGCCCTGCCTTCCGGTGCGCCTCGGCGCGCTGGTGCCCGTTCAGGCGGGCGCCCACACCATCGACATCGTCGTGCGCCGCGCCCCCCTGATCAACGCCAACAACATCAAGACCTACAAGAGCAGCGACAAGGTCTACGTCTTCAGCCGCCAGCTCAACGTCATCGACCTCAAGAGCTTCCCGACCGACAGCGTCGGCGGCTCCGAGGTCTCGGCCCCGGCGTGGGACGAGGAAGAGCTCATCACGACGACGGAGATCTACACCGACCGCATGCAGCGCATCATCACGCGCAGCAACGCGATCCAGGAGGGCAACCTCTCTCGCGGCGCGCTGATGCACTACCACCTTCCGTCGCCGTTGCTCGGAGCCTACACGACCGAGGTCCACTACCCGACGGGTGAGGTCTTCAACAACGTCATGCCGGGGCAGAGCTCTGACACGGTGACGCTGACCCACTACGCCGGCCTGCCGCCGTCGGGCTGGGCGCTCGTGACGGACTTCGGTGCCGCTCCGGGTGGTCCGCTCTACCTCTCTGCCATCCCGACCCTCACGGCGAAGAAGCTGCTCGTGCTCGCGAACGTGCAGGTCCGCAACATCCAAGGTGACACCGTCTCGGATCGGAGCAGCTTCGTCGCGGCGGACATCGCGGCCTTTGCGCTCTTCCGCATCATGTGGCAGTCCACGACAGAGGCACCGACGACCTGGCACTCCGGCACGGCGCCCGGCGACCCGCCGACGGCCGTCAGCGATGGCATGGTCAACAACTTCGTCTGGTGGCCGAGCGACCCGACGAGTGGCGCCGACCCAGCCAACCCGCTGAAGCGCCTGCCGCTCAAGGCCTACGGCCTCGAGCAGGTCGAGGTTCCGCTGATGATGCTGCTTGATCTCTCGACGGTCAGCCCGGCGATCCCCGCGGTCAACATCGGCGTGTTCTGCGGGACGAGTGGCGGCTACGTCGGCGCCGACGTGCAGTTCGAGATTCGCTTCGGAAGCATCATCGCGCTTGCGCTGCGCGCGTAGGAGACGACATGGCGACCATCACCCCGGCGACCACCTACCCCGCCGGCGCGCTCAACATCGCGGGCCACAACGCCAACGTCTTCTCGACGACCGCGGGCCAGGGCGTCATGTCCGAGCCGAACGGTGGCCTCGAGATCGCCAACCTCGACCCGTCGTTCGTCGTGCGCGACGAGCACGTCATGTCGGAAGAGGCCGTGATGGCGAAGGCCGAGGGCCTGACGATGCCGATGGACGTCTACAACAACGCCTTCGCCATGCGCGAAGAGGACGACCCCGTGTTCGTCCCCATCGGCGGCCTGTGCCAGCGGGTCTACATCCCGTACAACGTGTCGGCTGTCGTCTGGCAGTGGTCGTTCTACGTCGCGGTGTGGCGCCCGTTCATGGTGCGGACGTTCGAGGACCAGCTTCTCGGAGCGGACATCCCACAGGTCTCGGTGCGCCTGTTCATCGATGGCACCGAGTACCAGGCGTTCCGTCGTCCGCTGCCCGTGTCGGCAGACCTGTTCCTGTCGAGTGTGGCGGGAGTGGGCGCCAGTGGATCGGCGGACGCGCAGATCAACTACGAGAACGTCTCGGCGGTCTGGTACGACATCAGCAAGCTCCAGACCGCGGTCACCGCGGGCTACCACGAGCTCAGCATCAAGCTCTACATGCCGCGCGTCCACTTCAACAACGACGAAGACGAGACGCAGACCCAGGTCGGCGTGACGCGCTTTGCGACCACGCCAGTCAACGACGGCGACATCACCGTGCTCTCGACCGTACACACGCGCGTCACCCTCGGCAGCCGCAGCGTCCGATTCGTCATGTTCAAGTAGCCCGTCGCGCGCAGCAGCGCAACACGATATACTCGGCGACGAGGTGAAAGATGGCGGCTCTCCCTACCGCAACCAGTCCAGGGCCCGGAGCGGCTGTCGGCCTCGGTAGCAAGGTGGCCGGGCAAACGCTCGGCGGCTTCTTCGGCGGCTCGGTTGGCAGCACCCTCGGCGGCATGGTCGGTCAGGCGGCTGCCGACTACTTCAGCCCCCAGGCCCGCGCCCTACGCCAGCAGAGCGCGAAGGATGTCGCGGCGCTGAAGGAAGGGAAGCTTGGCTTCTCCGAGGCGGAGAAGAGCGGCATGCTGGCGCGCACCCTGCGCGGTCTCCAAGCAGGCGCGAAGGGCGCCGAGGACTATCTGCGGCGGCAGGCTGCGGCGGCCGGTGGCTTCGGTCGCAGCGGCGCGCAGACTCGCGCCCTCGGTCAGCTTGCGTCGGAGCGGGGTGAGCAGCTCGCGCAGCGCGCGGGCCAGATCGACGCGCTGTCCCAGGAGACGGCGCAGGAGCGCTTCAAGGACATCATGGGTCGCCTCAGCAAGAAGCGCGAAGAGCAGATGGAGCGTCTCGGTGGCGCAGCGCAGGCGCTGGCCAAGACGCCAGCTGCGTACGGTGTCGCGAGTCAGGCGGTCCAGAAGGCCGAAGAGGAACGCCTCAAGAAGTTCGCCGCCGACAAGGAAAAAGAGCAAAGCGCCGCCGCAGCGGCGCAAGCCGGCCGCGTGGCAGGGGAGTAGAGCATGGCATCACCGGTTTCCATCGGCGACCTCTACCTCGCAGGTCTTGCGGAAGAGTACGGCGACACTCCGTCTCTCGACCCCAAGCTCGTGGCTCAGCACGCCGCGCTGCTGAAGGTCTACGCCGATTTGGCGAAGGGCCTCGACGCGACGCAGGCGAAGCGCGCCCTCGCGCAGCTCTCCGAGCAGCAGAAGGCGTTCGCCACCGTCACGAAGGCTCGCGCGTCTGTGGCTGAAACGCGCGCTAAGAGCAGTCGCGTCACGGCTCAAAACTTTCAGGACGCCATCGAGGCTGCGGAAAAAGTCGACGCCGCGCTGACGCTGAAGGCGAACGTCACCACGCCGCAGTACGAGGCGGCGGCGCGTTCCTTCACGCGGGCCAACGGTGGCGAAGCCGGAGCCGTCGCGGCAGCCCAGACGCTCACTTCATGGTTCGACGACTTCACCAACCAGCCGTTGGGGCCGAGCCATCCGAACATCGACGTCATCATGAACCGCACGGCGGAGAAGCTGATCGGCGAACCGCTCACCGCCGAGTCGGCTCCGAGGCTCATCGCCGCGCTCGGGCAGGGTGGGTCTCAGCAGGTCCGGGACCGCTGGACCGAGCTCGTCAACGCAGGCGCCCTGCGCCGCGATGAGACGATGGCGCTTCAGGCCCAGAACCGCGCAGAGCTCGACAGCATCAAGGACGCGGCGGGCAAGTACGCGCGCATCCAGGCGGGGTCTCCAGGCGCAGTGTCCATCGAGGCGCAGCTCGACAAGTTCACCAGCGACCTCGGCCCTCGACTGATGAAGGCGCTCGGGCGCGACGCCGCGGACATCGCAGCCGAGCAGGAGCTCGTCGTCACGCAGAACGCCCAGCTCGAGAAGATCAAGGGCGAGGCGGACCGCCTCGGCGAGATCATCTACGGCGGCCAGAAGGCGGACCCCATCGCGCGTCTGGTCGCGAGCCCGCAGTTCCGTGAGTGGGCCGAGGCCAACGGGATGCAGCTCGGTCAGGCGTCCGTCGACCCGACGACTGGCGAGACCACCTACACCCCAGGTGCCCAAGACGCGAAGGCCATTGCGCTGTACAAGTGGCAGTCCGAGCACCCGGGGCGCTACAGCCCGATCCGGCGCAACAAGTCGACCGGAGCGTTCGTGCGCGTGACCGTCGAGGACCCGGCCGTCAGGGAGCGGGTCATCGCGAAGTATCGCGCCGCGAGCGGCAAGTTCTACATGGACACCAACGGCAACCTCGTGCCGCCCCAGGCCGCGGCCGAGGCGCTCGAGAAGGGCGGCTACGCGCCTTCCGTGGAGATGGCGACTGTGGGCGGGAAGGCGTACCTTCGCAAGGCGGACGGGACCGTGCTCGACGCGTCCACGGGTCAGCCTGCGACGGCACCGGAGGGTGCGAAGTTCGTCCCGGCGCTCTACTACGGAGCTGACGGGTCGACGCGCTACCTGACGAACGACGACATCAGCACGCCCGACAAGGTGGCCGCGCTGTTCTCCGCATCCGAAGGGGCCGCGGGCTTCGGCGTGTTGGAGCCGAGCGACGCTGAGGCGCTCCAGAAGCACGCGCGCATGGCACCCCTCGCCGAGCGCACCGAAGACCAGATGCGCAGCACCTGGACGAACACGGTCTCTGGCTACCTCGACGCCAAGCACGCCGCGGACTACTCCGACCCCAACTTCGGGGGCGACACCATCTCACTGGATGGCGGCGCGATCCGCATCCCCGGTGGCGTACCCGCGACCATCGAGATCCTCGAGACGAAGGACCGCTTCTCTCTCGGCGACGTTGCGAAGGGTTGGCGCCGTCGCATGAGCGAGGCGCACGCCGAGAAGCTCGCGGCGCAGGGCGTCCCGCAAGCAGACACGGCGTACCTCACCGGGCTCGCGCAGGAAGCTCGCGCAGAGTTCCTGGAGCGCCCGCCCGAGGCGGTTGCGCCTCCGACCACGGTCAAGATCCCAACGACGACCGCGGGCGGCGTCGAGACAGGCGTTACGGTGCCCATCGCGTCTCCGGCTGCTGCGGCAGCTCGGGCTATGGGCAAGACCGCGCCTTCGACGGCTACGGCGCAGATCCTTCAGGCCCCCGACGGGAAGCGCTACCGGTACGATACGGTGGCCCAAACGGTCACGCTGCTCGATCCGAAGGCGGGCGAGAAGAGCTCATGGACAATGGCCGACGTCGGAGAAATCAGCGCCGACTTGGCGCGCGCAGAGGTAGTCGACTTCGAGGGTCCGACCGGTGACGTGTCCCCCGAAGCGGCGACGCCCGAAGCGGCGCCGACCGCAGCCGCCCCAGCGACGCCTCCCGCCCCTGCGGCTCCTGCCGCACCGCCGGCTCCGCCGGTGTTCCCAGAGGCGGCGCGTCGTCCCGAGGCGCCCTCTCCCCGTGTGACGCTCGTGCCGCCCGCGGCGCAGGCCATCGTAGACCGCACCGGCGAGCGCACCTCCGTCGGTCAGCGCATCGGCGCTGCGGCAGCGGAGCTGTTCATCCCAGGCCGCCGCGGCGAGAGCGACGAGGCGGCTGCCGCGGGTGGTGGTGGTGGTGGGGCAGCGGCCCCGGGCGGCACCGCGCCCACGACCGGCCCGGCCGCGCCGCAGCGTGGTGAGGCTGGAGCCGCGCGCCGCCGTCCGATCCGCGACCTCATCGAGCGCCTGCGCGGCCGCGGACCCGATGAGGGGATGCGCGCCGCGGACAAGAAGTTTGCCGAGGACGAGAAGAAGGCGGCGGAGCGCACCAAGGAGCGTGAGCGCCTCGGAGCCATCGGCGAGATGCCGGTGGCGCGCACGGATGTACTCACCGAGGCTCCCGACGTGACCGGAGCCAAGACGACGTCGACGCGAGAGGGCGCTCGCCCATCGGCGGCTCGCTTCGGCGCTGAGGGTACGCCCGAGAGTGAGGCGATCATGCGCGGCCGCGACGAGGCGCTCATGGGCCTCATTGGTCGGCGCACCAGCGAGGCTGGCCGCGGACAGGGGGGCTACGTGCCGCAGTTCGGCGACCTCGCGCGGCAGTACAAGGATCTCCAGGGGCTGAAGCAGTTCAACCCGTCGCTGTATGCGCAGGAGACCCGCAAGCTCGCCGACGAGGCGCGAGAGCGGCTCCGCACTCCACGCAGCATCGAGGGCAAGGGTGCACTGCCGGCGGGCGGGCGCGTCTTCGGCAAGGGCTCCGTGATCGAGGGCGAGACCCCGGTCGTGCGGCTGCCCAGCTCTGAGACCGAGCTCGCGACGTCGCCGTTCCTGGCCCGGATCTTCGAAGGTCGCCAGGCGAGGGAAGCGGTTGGCGCCGCCCCCATCACGACCGCGGAAAGGCCGGAGCCCCGCGAAGCCGCGCCTCAGCAGGTCGACCGCGCGTCGCTCGACGCCCTGACGAAGAAGACCGCAGGCGACATCGCCACCATGAAGACACGAGAGGAGCGTGCGGCCGGGTCGAAGAAGAAGCTCGCGACGTTCCAGCAGCTTCAGGAAGAGGCCCGCAAGGAACGCATGGGAGGTATGTGATGGGTCGCGTCAACACCAGCAACAAGCCCACCGCCACGCCGGCCCCCCAAGTAGCCGCCGCGCCGAAGCTCGCACCAGCCCCAGAGGCCAAGACCGCGGCGCCTGCGCCGAAGCCGCCGAAGAAGGCGGCACCAGCGCCGGCACCAGCGCCGGCGCCCGCACCGGCGGTCGAGCCTGTGGCCTCGGCGCCGAGGCCCATCGTAAGGATGGGGATGACGTTCGGCCCAACCGAAACCGCCCCCATGAACCCACAGGACGACTTCTACACCCGCAAGATGCGCGAGGTCGAGGCTCTTCGCGAGCGACGTGCTTTGGGCCCTAAAGAGATGACGCTACCGCTGGTACCTGGCTACCGCAGCGCCGCGGCCTATGGAGGAACGGGGTCTACGGGCGGGACCGTGACCCTCCCAGCCGCCGGAGATTACAGCCTGAAGATGGAGCCGCAGCCGGGGTTGCCGCGCACATTCTCCGCGCGCGCCACACCTGAAGCCATGACCGTTACGACCAGCAACCAAGAAGAGTTTGTTCGTCGCGGCGAAAGGCTTGGAGAGCGCTACGCGTCTCTTCGGCGGACCCTGCTGGACCTGGCCGACACGCGACGGGAGCTCGAGGCGCTCAAGCGTACTGGAGCACCGGCGGCCACCGAAACCGCGCTGTACGGGGGCACGACCGACGAGCGCCTGAAGAGTCTGGCGAGCCGCACTCAGCGCGTCAACCAGGACTTGGTGCAAACACTGGCCGACCTTCGAGAGTTCGGTATCAACGAGCGCGAAGCCAAGGAGCAATACGGGAACCGATAGCCCACACGCTACATGAGTCACCTCGACAGCATCGCTGCCGGGGGTTCGTGTTGCCCTTACCAAGCGCGTCGCGTTGCGTTATACTCGCCTGACCCGAGGGCATGATGGCGAACCCGCAGCTCGACAAGTTCCTCAAGGAAGCCGCAGCCCAGAAGGCGGCGACCCAGGCTCCTGCCGCGGTCAAGCCCGTCGCCGCGGCGCCCAAGCCCCCGGTGCTCGCCGTTTCGCCTACCGCTCCAGTCAAGGCCGCAGCGGCTGTAGAGCGTAGCGCCCCCAGTGCTGAACCTGTAACCCCCTCGGCCGAGGACGTCAAGAAGGCCGAGAAGATGCGCGCAGATCTTCTCGAGGAGCTGCCGCTCGAGGACTTCTACAAAGAAGCGGCACGGGTTCCTCTCACGGACATCGCCGTCGAATCCTACGCGCGCAAGACCAAGCTCCCGGTAGATCGGTTCACGTCGCTCGCAGGCGCTCAGGGCATCGACGTCGAGGACATGGCGCAGAAGGCGCGCGAGGGCGTTCCGTTCGCCGAGTACCGCCGCACCCGTGACGGCGTCATCGGGTTCAAGCCGGCGGCCGAGCGCTTCACCGAGCTGGATCGTGTCGCATCGGACTACCAGACCGCCGAGCGTGGCGAGGCGCCCCAGCGCACCATCGGTATCCAGAAGGCCCAGGAGACGACCACCAGCCTTCCCGTGTTCGGCGAGGGCTACGAGGTCGGCGGCACCACCCCTGATGAGATCATCGAGACGACGAAGCCCGGCGAGCACCAGTACAGCATCGCCGCGCAGTTCATCGACTCGTTCGAGAAGGCGAACCCGGATGTCGTCAGCCTGACCGATATGTACGGTCAGAACGCCGGCCCCGGCAACACGCAGAAGTGGATCGAGAAGTACGTCAAGATGCAGGTCCGAAACCGCGGTCTGACGGCGGCGTCGGAGGACATCGACGAGCAGATGGGCAAACTGCGTCGCGACGCGGTCTACTACATCCTCTCCAAGAAGACCATTGGGCAGTGGACGCCCGGCGTCTTCGTCAAGGACGTGCAGATCACGGACGCTGAGCGGGCGAAGCCGCTCGGCACCGGAGAGGGATTCGGCGCGGGCGTGCGCGACACCTTTGCCGCTATGGCCCCGAACGTCGAGATCGTCGGCTTCAACAACAAGGGCCAGGCCGTCGTCCGTCAGGAGAGCCCGGCCGGTACGGCGCTGCGCCTGCTCGACGTCCTCGGCGTGTCGCCCGTCGGCAAGGTCAAGGGTGTGCCGGTCGTGATCCCCGGCCAGTCTGCGATCTCGGGCCTCATCACCAAGGACAAGGACGAAGGTTACCTCGAGGCCGCGCTGCGCGGCGTGCAGACCGGCGCGACGTTCATCGACGCGGCGCTGGACGAGACGAAGGGTCGGTCCACGCCTGTGCGTGCGGCCGCGGGCCTCGCGGCGCTCGTGCCGACGGTCCTCTACCCCGACGTCACCGGAGCCGCGGAAGGCGCGTACACGGCGGCGAAGGCGTACCGTCGAGTTCTTCAGGATCGCAAGATCGCGAAGGCTGCGGCACCGCTGCTTGACGAGCTGGTCGCCGCGCTGAAGGCCGGCGACTACGAGAAGGCCACCAAGGTTGAGTCGGCCATCCGGTCGCACCCCGAGCTGAGCAAGGGCAACCACGGGGTCATGCAAGCGCAGATGAGCATGGACGCGCAGGTCGTCGAGAAGCTCAAGGCGATGAACCCCGAGCTCGCCAGTCTGACCCCGACGCTCGGGGACGAGCTCATCACGGTCGGCGTGAACCAGAGCCCTGAGCTGGCCGAGGCCATCTACGGCGAGGCGGTCAAGGGCTACCCGTTCCTGCACTTCTCCAAGAAGGCCCCGGAGCTGGCGGCCCGGTCAGAGAAGGAAGGCATCGGGCCGACGCTCGAGGCTTACGTCAACTCCGGCGACTTCGGCCGCCACTTCCAGCGCATCGAGCGCGCCAAGGCGGCGTTCCTCAAGGCTGCGCCGAAGAACTCGGCCGAGGCCATCGACCAGGCAGTCAGCGGTCTCGCGGCCAACCTTCGTGCCAAGAGCGCCGACGTGCTGCGCCTTGGCGGAGCGCCGGCGGCGGACGCTCCGCGATACGACCGACTGGCGAAGCTGCTCGAAGACAACAAGGCGGCCATCATCGCTGACCCGAAGGCCGCTTTCGGGAAGGACGGTGTGCTCCGCCAAGCGATCAAGGCCGACCCTGTTGTGGGCGCAGACGACGCCCGTGAGTTCCGCGCTGCGTTCTACCCGCAGGCCGCGCGTCTGTCGGGCCGCATCGAGGCGCTGAAGACGGTCGACTTCAACACCCTGTACCAGAACGACCTCAAGGTGTTCGACCGTGCGCGCGAGGCCGTCGAGGCCAACATCAAGAGCCGCATGATGGCGGCGGAGCTCCTCAAGCGTGAGCTCGGGACGCGCGCCAAGATCAACGTCGTGCCCACCGAGATCCTCGATGATCTGATGGAGCCGGGGACGGAGCGCCTGTCGGCCTTCGCCACGGCGAAGTTCATTCAGACCATGCAGCAGCTTCCGAAGGCCGCCGACCGCAAGGCGTGGCTCGCGGCGTTCCAGACCATGGACAAGATGCTCCGTGGTGCGGCGGAGCTCCGTGGCGTGCCGGTCGACACGTACTGGCGCTCCATCGACATCCGCGTGGTCGACGGCAAGCCCGTGTTCGTGAAGGGTGAAGACGTTGTGTCGGCCCCCAAGGGTCCGGGGCCGTTGGACGGCTTCGTCGACGTGGCGGACGTCCAGACGGCTGTCGCCCGTCTGCGGGGCGCCCTGGCCGGCACTGACCCGTCGTACCGACTCAAGTCGCTGCTCCGCGCTGACGGTAGCCAGGCAGGCGGCGAGGTCGCCGTCGGCGATGTGGTCGTGCGCGCCATCCGAAGCCCGCAGCCGGGCGCTCCCTACCGTGTCGAGGTGTTCGTCGGGGCGCAGCAGAAGGCTGCGTTCACGAGCACGGGCAAGCTCGAGGATGCCATCAACGAGGGTATCGACGAGGCGCAGAACGCGATGACAGGTCGCGTCGCAGCCGGCGAGCCGGCCATGCGCGAGGTCGTGGTTCCGAAGCCCCCGAAGACCGCGGCCCAGGCAGCGGCGCAGACCAGCCCAGCGGATGCGGCGGAAGAGGCCGCGGCGGTCGACAGTGTGGCGGCGACGCCCTCGGCGGCCCCGCTCCACCCCAAGACCGAAACGGTGGTCGGTGGTCTCGACCCCGCGCTGAAGGCGGACCCCGATGTGGTGTCGCGCATCCTTGCGGCGGTCGACAAGCTGAAGGCCGGGTCGAAGCTTCCCCCGCCGCCGAAGGGCGCGAACAAGGTGCTCATGGGCGCCGTGCGCGAGGAGCTGCTCAAGAGCGGCGTGCTCGTGAAGCTCGACGACGGCTCGGTCGTGAAGGCCGGCACGCTGCCGGAAGACGTGAAGGTGGCGCCGACGGCCGCCCCTCCCGCGCCTGCGCCGACGGCCGCCCCGACGGCTCCGCCCGTGGCGCCTACGCCCGCCGCGACGGTCTCGGTTGAAACAACCATCGCGCGTCTCGTGGGGGCCTCCGCTCCGGGGGCGAAGGCCGAAGTCCCCGCGGCGCTCGACCGCGCCGCGGCGGACTGGGGCGCGAAGCATTCCGGCAAGGACTGGGTAATCGACCCCAAGAGCGGTGTCCCCTTCCCTAACACTCCCGCATCTATGTGGGCGAGCGGGGCGGAAGACCCGGCTTCTATCCGCGCGTTCGGTGCGGTCGAGCCCGGCATCCTCGGGCACGGAATGGGAAGGCCCAGCTCGCTACGTACCGCAGTAGCCGACCTACTCGGCATGTTCCAGAACGGGCTCACTCCGGGGGTGGGCCTTGGGGCCAGGTACGGAGAGCCGGCGCTGTACACCGGCGAGATCAACGTCCGCGCAGACATGGGGCAAGCGCTAGACACAGGGTCAGCGGCGTACCGCCAAGTGCCCTTCATCTTGGTGGGGCGTCCAAATACAACGATGTTTACGGGAAAGCTGCCTGAAGTTGGCGCGGTTCTCGTCAACCCTGCGCACCCCGAGATCGTTGACGAACTGCGCGCGGCTGTCCAGCGCGTCCGCCCCGACGTTCAGGTGGGCCTGTTCAGTGAAGCTGATAGAGTTGTCGCGCGCATGAAGCAGGCCGCCCCGACGGCTCCGCCCGTGGCGCCCGCGCCTGCGCCGGTTGCGTCGGCCTTCCCCGTCAAGGCCGTCGAGCCCGCGCCCGCGACGAAGATCGACGCCGACGCGCCTGCGGCGGACCGCACGGTGCGCGTGGCGCCGGCTTTGGCGGACGAAGCCTCGCTACAGGCGTACAACCAGTCGATCCGGGCGCAAGACACCGGTGCCGGCATCAGCCTCGACCGCGACACTCTCGCCGCGGGCGACAACATCATGTATCGCCCCGACCGCGCGTACCGGTTTATCGGAGACGCCGGGTTCAAGGACTTTGAAGCCACAGGGTTGGTGCGCGCCAAGCAGGACACCAAGGCCGGGTACGAAGTCCCATACTTCATGACAGGCAAGACCTCGGGACGCTACGCGGCGCGTAGGGGCCGCCCCGAGTACGTGGTCGAGATGCCGATCACGTCCGAGTGGCGCGGTGGCGGCGACTATGTCCACCCGCCCGCCGACCCGAAGCGGACGGACGGTATTCGTGTGTTCAAGCGAGAGGCTGACGGTTCGTACACGGTCATTCTGGACAACATCGGCGATCAGGCGCTACTCACCCAGAAGACCGCCGCCGAAGCCGAGGCTCCGGTCTTCCAGCGCGTCGCAGAGGAAGTCGCGCCGCCACCCGAGGAGACGCTCGAGGAGCTGACGGCGCGCCTATCTCGTGACGCCGAGGACCTGCGCGCGGCAGAGATCCGCGCAGAAGAGGAGTTCGCCGCGGCACAGGCAGAGCGTGAGCGCGCACTGGCCGGGCGTATCGCGGAAGACCGCCGCGCTGCCCGTGCCCGTGAAGCCGCGCCCCCCGCCGAAGAGGCAGCCGCGGAGCCAGTGATTCAGCGCGCTCCCGCCGCCGAGGAGCCGCTGCCCGCCGTCCGCAAGGCAGAGGGCTTCCGCGACAAGAACAGCGTCAACGCCGGCGTGTACGAGGTCGACATCGGCGGCAAGACGCGCCGGTTCTTCCGCGATAGCAAGGAGGGGTTCTACCCGCGCAGCTTCGTCGAGGACGTGCCGACGAGCGCCGATACGCCGGTGTTGCCGTTCCTTGGCGACACCATCGAAGACGCGGTCAAGGCGCTTCAGCGCATGCACGGCGCGGAGGAAGCGCCGGCTGCCGCCCGTGCCGCCGAAGAGGTGGTGGCGGAAGCCGCCCCTGCGGTCGAGCGCGCTGTTGAGGAAGCGCCCGCCGCAGCCAAGGCCGAGGAAGCAGGCACCCGCACCCGTATCCAAGAGCTGGAAGCCGAGGTCGAGCGGCTCGAGCCGTTCACCACGGCGACACCCAAGCGCACCAACGTCAAGAAGGACAGCTTCACTGTCGAGATCGCAGGGAAGAAGATCCGCCTCGAGAACGACGGTGATAGCTGGCTCGACGTTGCTACGGGGAGCGAGCTGGGGGAGACCGCAGACGGAGCGGTTGGGCTGCTTCGCGAACGGCTTGTCGACTACCCGTATGCGCGGGCGCAGCGCGAGTTGAGCAGCCTCCGGCGCACTGAGCGCGCAGCGGCTGAGACAAAGGCGGCCGAGGAAGCAGTAAGCGCAGCCCCCACTCAGCCCTCCGGTATCACGACGGTGGCCGAAGCGCCCGTTGTTCGCGAAGAAATCGTCGCTCCGCCCGCGCCGCCGGTGAAGGCCGAGCCCACGGTCGACGAGCTCCAGGCCACGGTTGCGCGGCTCGAGCCGTTGCGTGACGCAAAGATCAAGCGGACTGAGGTCTCGAAGGCGGGCTTCACGGCCGAGGTAGCGGGACAGCAGGTCCGCGTCGAGAAGCGCGGCGACAACTGGGTCAACGCCGCGACGGGACGCAACCTCGGGGACAACGTCACCGAGGCGACGGAGTCTCTGCGCACGGAGTTCGTGCTCAAGCCCTACACGCAGGCCCAGGACGCGCTGCGCAAGCTCGGGCAGGTCCAGTCGACCGCAGCAACCGTGTCGTCTCTCGAGGACGCGCTCTCCGGGGTGAAGAAGATCAAGACCCAGAAGGACGCGCTGCGTTTCTTCGACGTCGCCGAGCAGCTCGCCCTCGACGCGAACGAGAAGGCCCAGATCTACGAAAGCCTCGCGCAGAAGCTCGAGATCATGGCCGGTCAGGCCAAGAGCGAGCGTGCGGCTGGGGAGCTCGAGACCCTTTCCATCCGTGCGCGCGACGAGGTGACCGCGATTCGGCCGGCGGCGGAGACCGCGCCATCGGCGGTAGCGGCGGCGGCTGACGCGCTCACCGAGGCGCAGCGCCACGTACAGGCCGTCACGAACATGCGCTCTTTGACCCACCGCGCTCAGGTTGAGCGGCCTGACGGCACGTTCCTCATGTTCGGCACGGCGCAGAACGGCGTGTTCACCCCGGCGTTCGCGTTCCGCGCGTTCGAGGGCGTCAAGCCCTCCGAGATCCTCGAGGTCGTGTACGACCAGATGCGCGTGTCGCCCGACACTATGGTCGCCGCGCGCCGCGAGGCCGAGGCACTGCTGGAAGGCCAGACGCCCATCGTTCGCGAGTTCCCCGCGAACAAGTACGCCAACGACGCAGACCTGAAGTTTGGCCCGGGCCTGCGCCAAGTCCGTCCCGCCCAGGCGGGCGGTCCGCAGGTCGTTACCGGCGCGTTCAAGCCCGGCGGTGGCAGCGGTCTGGCTGGCACGCAGTCGATCATCGAGCTGGCTGCGAAGACGGCTGACCCGACCACGTTGCTGCACGAGGGCGCGCACTTCATCCGCAAGTCGATCCTCGACACCGAGGACATGGACAACGTCACGGCGTGGCTCAACAGCATGGGCGTGAAGGTCAACCACGAGTTCGGCGAGTTCGTCGGCTCGGCGGATGACATCGAGCTGGCCGAGGAGATGTTCGCGACGGCGTTCGAGAAGTACGTCGTCACGGGCAAGGCACCGACGCCTGCGCTCGAGCGCGCGTTCGAGCTGGTCAAGAACGCGTTCGCCGGTGCGTACCGCTGGATGAAGTCGGACGCTGCGAAGGAGCTCTACGGAGAGGACGCGCTGTCTCCGCAGGTCACGGCAGTGTTCAACCGGTACTTCACGGCGGTGCCGCAGAAGCCCATCGAGTCGACGTTCGACATCATCGTCCGCGAGACGCGCGGCGCGAAGACCTCTGACGCCGAGGGCGCGCTCGACGTGCTGGCCCGCGAAGCGACGCGAAAGGGCATGCCGAAGACCGCTCGCGAAGACCTCGTGAAGAAGATCGCGGCCCTCAAGCTCTCCGACGATGTCCCGAGCGAAACGGTGTTGCTCGAGTTTCCGGCTCCTGTGCTCGGCAAGACGGAGTGGACGAAGGGAGACATCATCGAGCTTCAGGCCGAGGTGGTGCGCCGGCGCAGCCAGATGGCGGTCGTGCCGGTGCGGCAGGCGCTCTTCGGTCAGCCCGAGGAAGAGAAGGTCACTGAGAACATCTACGCCGCGCTCGCGGAGCGCGAAGAGGGTGGGCTCGCCGCGGGAGCACGCGGCATCGCTCGCGGAATGGCGAAGCTCGTCCTGGGTGGCGACATTGTCGACGAGCGCGGGACCCGTGCGCTGCCCGAGGTGTTGCGCCGCGATCTCGACACTCCTGCACGCATCATCGAGACCACCATCGGTGACTCCGTGTCGGTCCTGACGCAGTCGACGCGCGACAACGACCCGTCGTTCATGTTCCGCTTCTTGGCGGGCGAGAACCTTCGGTTCAAGTCGGGTCGCCGTGTCCTGTCGTCGGGCCATGAGCACATCACAGGCTTCTTCGACCTGTACCGCAACCAGTACGCGTCCATGACGCGTGAGGAGCAGGCGCTGCTCCAGGAGTGGGCGCAGCTCCTGAACACGACGCCGAATCCTGAGAACCTGCGCAACCCGCAGACGATCTCCGAAGCGCTCGCGAGCGGGGCGTTCCCGCAGAACCTGATGAACGTGCGCAACTTCGCCGATCTCGAGGCCCAACGCAAGGCCAAGGCCAACGCGATGGTCGCAGCGCTCGAGAAGTTCATCGACCTGGGCGGCAGCGGCGAGGGCAACATCGGTGGCCAGCTTCGCAAGGCCATCAAGGACGCGGCGGGTGAAGGTTCCCAGATCGCCTTCAACGAGTACCGCTTCGCTGAAGTGCTGCTCTTCCTGTCGGGGTCGACGTCTCGCCGTGGCGTTCGGTTCCTTCCGGTCGACAAGACGTTCACGAAGGACCAGCTCGTCGAGCAGGCGAGGGTTCTCCTCACTGACGCTCAGCGTATCTACGGCGGCGAAGACGACCCGCTCTTCTCGCGCCGTCTGTCTATTCTCGTTGCGGCTTACGGCTCCAGCCGGCGAGCCAAGGCCGAGCTCGCGGCGCTGGGCGCCGTGCTGACCGCAGAAGAAGCGCACGCGTTCAAGGGTTGGACGCTCGGCTACGACATCTCGCCGGAGATGTCGGCGCAGCTCGAGCTGGTGAAGAACAAGTTCGGGTTGAACGCGAAGTTCATCAACGAGACGATCCTCGGCGACAACGTGTACGTGCCTGCGCAGGCCCGTGCACGCATGGCTGACGCGCTCGCCAAGGCGCAGTTCAACAACGCGAAGCTCACCCCGACGGGCGACCTGTACCAGAAGGTCTGGACGTACATGAAGAAGCGCATGACCCGCGGTGCGTTCGCGCTCCGTCAGCGCTACTTCTTCGTGAACACCATCGACCACTTCAACCAGATGTACCTGCTGGTGGGCTTCGCGCCGGCCGCAGCGTCGTCGGCCCGCCTGCTGCTTCAGGGCCTACCAGTCAACGTCTTTGGTCAGGGGTACGAGACTTTCATCCGTCTCGCCAACCGTGCGGGGATGGGCGACCGTGCGGCCATGGAGCGTTTCCGCGACCTGCTCAGCCGCGGCGGCGACGAGCTGGCGGCACGTATCGGCAGCGCGCTCTCGGTCTCCAAGTACCGCATCGACGTGAACGACATCCTCGAGGGTCGCGACAAGCTCTTGCTGGTCGGCGGCAATGTCTACACGGCGCGCCAGCTCCGCGATACGTTCGTGGCTGAGGGGATCTTCTCGAGCTTCGACACTCGGCGTCTGGCTGATGGCGTCCGCATGGACGGCAACATCTTCGCGCGTGAGCTGGCGCAGATCTCGGGCAGCCCCAAGAGCAGCGGTACGTTCGTTGACGCGGCCTCGCGCCTGATGGATGGCGTGCAGGACGTCACGGTCGACGTCGTCGACGACCTTTCCGACGCGTGGGCGGAGCGCGAGCGTGTCGGCGCGGTCATCACGCTGATGGAGACTGGAGTGGACGCACGCGCTGCGTGCCGCGTCACCGTCGACGCGCTGTACGACTACAGCCAGTCCATGACGAAGAGGGATCGCTCCTTCCTCGTCGGCACGGTGCTCCCGTTCTGGGCCTTCCAGAAGAACGCGAACCAGCAGTTCATCAACGTGATGTTCAGCCCCTACGGCGCCTACCGCATGATGGCGCTCCAGCGCCTGCGCGAGGGGTCGGTGACGCTCGCGTCCGAGCTGTACTACGGCTACATCGGCGGCGAGCTTGGCCTCGACGTCGACAACATGCCGCAGGACATGCAGGACCTCTACTACGCCATCATGACGAGGGCGCACGAGATCTACGGCGACGACCTGCCCGACAACGTGCGCATCGGTCTGCGCATCGCGCTGACGGGTCGCGTCGGTGAGGTGGTCGACGGCAAGTACTACGAGCTCGACACGCGCCTCATCGAGATGATGCGTTCGGGGGGTCTCGCCCCTGGCGGCAAGTTTGGTGGCGCCGGCATGGCCGACTACATGCTCGCCGCGCCGAACAAGTCCGGGCTGCCGTCCTACGTTCGCGACCGGTTCGGAATGGTCGCGCCGCAGCGCCGCAACGCGCTGGTGCGCCACTACACCGCGCTCATGGGCGGTGCGAACGAGGACTACTTCTACTTCATGCTGCCGGAGTCCAGCGTCGAGACCGCGTACAAGCACACCGCCACGCTGCTCGGCGGCGCGTTCCTCACCGCCGGCGCGCTCAGCCCCGAGTGGGTGGGCATCCCCGGGGTGGACATCCTCGCCGGCGGCGCGGACGCCATCGGCCTCGGCGACATCGGCCGCGCGCTCCAGCCGGTTGTTGACCTCGAGCGCTCTCCGGTGATGGGCCTCGCGCTCGGCATGTACTCGGAGCGTGGCTACCCGCAGCGTCTCCACCCCAAGGTGGCGGCGGCACTTCAGCGCATGACGAACATCCCCATCCTGCGCGTTCCCGCGAAGATGGACCCGTTCATGGGCGGCACGCTGCCGGACACGGACGAGGCGTTCCGGGCGCGCCTCGAGGCGGCAAACGCCGTGCAGGATGGTATCGTCGGCGGAACGGACGAGGCAGGCAACCCGACGGACCTCGTTCAGATCCTCGGCGAGGACTACGTGCGCATGGTGCAGGAGCTCAACAGCAAGGACCTGCCGGCTGACGTCATGGCGGTCGCGAAGGAGGAGCGGTTCTACCTTCCGCCCGGCTTCATGTCGCTGAGCTTCGAGAACAGCCCGCTCGGCGAGTTCAACCGCGAAGCCCTGCGCTGGGACCAGACGTCGAAGGAAGGGGCGGACCCTGCGGGGCAGGCCGCGTACTTCACGCGCGTGCTTCTCGGCACCGACGTCGTTCAAGTCGCCCCCTCGCGCACGGCTCAGCAGGAGGAGCCGGTGCGTTATACCAAGACCCGCGAGCCCATCTAGGAGGACATCATGGCATCTGACCCCCGCTACGGCGGCTTCAACCACGCCGGCATCAGCTACAAGCACCAGGCCGCGCTCACGACGGCCTACCAGGTGTTCCTGCTGAAGGCCGACCCGACCAACAGCCCGCGCACGGCGGACGTCCCGCCGTTCGCCGTGCTGAAGAACATCAACTTCGAGCTCGACACCATCGCAGGCGGCGCGTCCCAGGTGACGTTCTACCTCGCGCGCGACCTCGCGGGCGACATCCCCGTGACGGGCGCGCAGACGGCCACCGTCGTCTTCGGCCTCACGACGGCCACGAAGGGTACTGCACTCGCGTGCATCGACCTCGACTACCACTACCAGGGTCTGGCGGCGGAAGTCCTCGGGACTCTGTTTCTCGTCGTGAAACTTAACGCGGGGACCGCGAACGGCAACGTCCGCCAGCACTGGCGCGGCTGATCGTTTCGTCTGCACCGATGCTCTAGCACCCTCTCCTGCGCTGTGATAGCGTAGCCGGGAGAGGGCGCAAACATGGCTAACTCGGTCACTCAGTTCAGCGGCGGATGGTACGCGGCGCCCTCGTCTACGGCGTCTGGAACAGTCGCCTACACGGACGGGGTGCTGATCCCCAGCAAGACGATCAACAAGAGCGTCTCGCAGATCACGACCACGATCAGCAGCATCGACACGAACGCGTCGGGCGACAAGTTCTCCCTCCTCTACAGTCTTCGTTGTGCGTACAACGTCTCGTTCGCGGGCCAGCTCCGTGCGCGCGTCAAGTGGGCGACGACGACGGGAGCCGGTGGCGCCGCCACGGGCCGCATCTTCGTCGAGGTTCGTCGCAAAGACACGAGCGGGAACGTATCGGCCATCCCCGGCCTGGTGCGAGGCTACGGCAACACGCGCGCCATCTCGGGCATCGTCAACTACACCGAGAACCAGATCACGGTGAGCATCCCGGCGCAGACCTTCGCCCCCGGCGAAAGCATCGTCGTGGTGGTGGGGCTCGAGGTCATCGCGACGAACGCCGCGGCGACGCTAGTCGTAGTGGTGTCGACCAACCCTGCCACGTCTGGTGACGAGCTCATCATCGAGCTCGACTCCGGCACGCCGTAAGGAGGCCCCAGGATGTCCACGACGCACACACAGACCATCGAGTCTGGCATCAACGCGAACAAGCCGGTGCAGCTCCCCGCGTGGGTTCTGCTCGCCATGTTGGGCGGCGGTGGTGGGTGGCTCACCTACCACGAGTACAAGGCCCAGGAGCCACCTGCCGCACCAGCTCCGATTCACCACAACTGCGCCGAGGATCTCCGGGCGGACATGGCGACCATGAAGGCTGAGGTCTCAGGGTTGAAGGTCCAGGTCCAGCAAATGGACGCTCGGCTAGCCCGCATCGAAGAAGCCCTCATCAACGGGAAGAGGTAGACCATGTCCTGCTCCGGCTCTGGCGGCGGCGCCGCTTCCTGTACCTCCATCGGCAACGTCTTCGTAGTGACCGGTTCGGTCACCAACTTCGCGGCCACGACGGACGTCATCATCGACACGGGCGGCGGTCTCGCGACCGTGAACGTCCTGCGCGTGAAGGTGAAGTGGACCGCGGGCACCGCGACGACGTTCACGCCTCGCCTCTACAACCTCGCGGCTGCGGCGTCCGGCAGCATCAACATGCAGTTCGAGGGGAGCTCGACCGCGGTCGCGTCGCTCTTCGATGTGGCAGCCAGCGGCTGTGTGTTCCAGACGGACACCTCGGGCCAGTTCTTCCTCGAGCCCGGCCCGAACGCTGGCGCTGACAACAGCTTCACCTACGAGATCTCCTACGAGGTGGTGTGATGGCAGGCACTCAGGTCCTTCCGACTCCCCCTGCGGGCGGTGGGGGCGGCGGTGGCGGCACTCCCGCAACGTCCGTCGTCAGCGAAACGAGTCCGGGACAAAGCCCGGCCGTCGGGACTTCGACCGACTACGCGCGTGCGGACCACACGCACGGAACGCCCGCTGCGGGTGCCCCTGTGGGTGCGCAGTACGTCACGCTGGCGACCGACGCGACGCTGACCAACGAGCGCGTGCTGGCGGTGACCAGCGGCGACCTCACGCAGACGGACGGCGGTGCCGGCGGCAACGTCACGCTGGGCCTCGCCACGGTCGGCACTGTCACCCCCGGCGCCTACACCAACGCGAACGTGACGGTGGACGCGAAGGGCCGCGTGACGGCGGCGGCGAACGGCACGGCGCCGGTCACGTCGCACCCAGCGCTTACGACGCTGGGCTGGAGCGCCTCGGGCCACACGGGGACGACGAACAGCGTGGCGTGCTTCAGCAACACCGGAGCCGCGCTCACGGCGCAGGCGACGGTTGACGGGACCGTCCTCTCCTTCACGGGGGGAACGCTCCAGTTCGTCGCGATGACCGCGGCGGTGGCGCTCGTCAGCTCGCGAAGCATCAGCGTCGAGTATCTTCCGCTCGGCGCAGACGTTGTCTCACCAGCAACGGCGGTAGCCGTCGCGGGAACGGTGGTTTAAATGCCTCTACCTACGCTCCACTGGCGCATGCTTCCCCCCGTCTTCCTGCCGCTCGGAACCGCAGCCGAGTTAATGGACGCCATCTACACGATGGGCACGTCCACGGTCTACGCAGACGGCTCGGCACGTAGCCCCGGCACGTTCGCGTCCCCCGGCACCGCGAGCCTCCCGGCGAGCGTCGGGACGGGCTCGGCGTGGACGTGGAACTTCGACAACACGACGTTCTCGACGGGCGCGAAGACGTGCTGCTACGCGTACCCGCCGACGACGACGGCCATCAACCAGACCGTCATCGTAGGATGCACGTCGTCCGTCACGGGCGCAACGTGGCTCCAGAATCAACTGGACACTCGCGCCGTGAACCAGGTTCTCGTCGGATGTGCGAAGGGAACGGGCGTCTACACGACGTGGAACACCGCGGGCACACCGTTCACGTCGGGCAACTTCACCGGCTTCTCTACGGTTGGTGCGTCAGGTCTCGTCTTCTCGCAGGTCTTTATGCTGGAGAGCGAAGAGGCAGTGCTGATCATCCTGGCGCGGTCGGGTGGCGGAACGCACATGGGCTGCATGGGCGCGTTTGTCGATCCTCTCTCGGCGTCTACGACGAACGCCGAAACAGACGGTCGGCTCTACGGTACTGCGAATACTGGGTCCAGCAGCGGAACGGCAGCAAGCACGGCGTCTGCGTGGTTGTCGCTTACAACCACGTCGACCGACGCGGTGCCGTTCTACAACAGCACCACGGCCAATGCGCAGCACTTCACCCTGTTTACGCCGGGAGCTGGAACGCTGATGCTGTCGCAGCGATTCGGGACGTTCAGTCCGACGTTCAACACGCAGTCACGCAACGGCGACAACCCCAGCATCCCGTTTCAGGTGACGACAACCGCAGGCGCCTATCTCGGGCAGCTTCGTCAGATCTCCATCTGTCGAGAGTTCGCCGCTGCGGGGCAAGCTCTCGCATCTACTGCGGGGGTCAAGGGATACACCTACTCAGCATCGACGAACAGCGTTAGCGACACGTTGTTCCTGGCGTACTGAACCATGCCGCTCCCCACCCTCAACTGGCGGCGCCTCGCTCCCGTGAATCTCGCGGCGAGCACCGTGAACGACATGCTGGACGCCATCTACACGGCGGGGACGGCGGTTACCTACGCGAACGGAAGCACGCGCACGCCGGGTGTAGACTGCGCATGGACGTGGAGCCGCGACACGGCGAACGCGCTTCAGCCGGGGGCGACGACAGCTGCGTGGGGTACTCCACCTACGTCGTTCCCTGGTGTGACGAACCCCGGTACGGTGATCCCACAGACGGTCATCTGGTCGGGCAGTACGGCGGCGCCCACTGCCACCCTGCAATACACCTCGACCACGTCGGACGCTCGCTTGGCGAACCTGATCTACGTAGGTCAGTGCAAGAACCCCGGCGCGTACTCTAACTGGAACAGCGCAACGCCCTTCACGACGGGCCAGTTCACGGGCTTCGCGACGGCGGCAGCGCTTCCGTCAGCGGCTGTGTGGGGTCAGATGCAGATGTACGAGTCGCAGGAAGCCGTCGTCGTGCTGTTCTGGCGCGGCGCGGCAAACGTGCAGACCTCGTCGTCCATCGCTGGGGCGTTCATCGATCCAGGCTCAGCGTCTTCATCCGTAAGCGAGACCGATGGTCGGCTCTACGGGCTAGCGTCCAGCGGTTCGAACAACTACAACTCCGCGACGTTCCTTTCGGCGACGTCCGACGCCCTGTTCCACGAAGCGAGCGTGTCGACCAACTCCCGTTGTGGGTTCTGCGCCCCAGGCACTGCGACCATCAACGGGCTGCGTCGGTTTGGCAGCTTCACTCCAGGCGCGGGTACGCTGCTGACGAACGGAGAGATTCCGTTGCTGCCGTGCTACGCGGCGTCCATCTCGACTTTCACCGTCTCGCGGCTGCGTGAGATCTTCATCGTGCGCGACCTTCTCGCCTCTCAGCGCATTCAGGTTGGAGGCGTTGACTACGCCTACATCCTCGGCGCCAACTGGCAGACCACGGCGGCAGACGCCCTCGCCCTCAAGGTGTGACCATGACTCCGTTCAAGATCCAGTGCTGGGACGCATACAACGCTGCGCCGGGTACGGCGAGCATGACCGTCTACGCCGACTACGCGCACTACCTCAACGAGCCGTGCGTCAACGACCCCGGCCCGCTCCCGGTGCCGTGGACGACGGTGCCCGATGCGGTCATCGGGTGCTGGGCCGCGGACGGGTCGAACCTTCTCCTCACCACGGTACAGGGAGTCTGACATGCCCATCACCCAAGACGAGATGATCGACATCGGCACCGACGCCTACGAGCTCGCGCTCTTCCTCCAGAAGTCGCTGAAGGTCGACCCCGACGGGAAGAAGCGGCTCGACAAGGAGGAGATGAAGGTGCTGCTCCGCGCGCACCTCGTCCCTCTCGTCGCGAAGCTCACTCGCGACCTGATCGACTAACCCATGTCTATTCAGGTCTACCCTTCTCGTAGGCACGCTCTCGCCTACGGTTCGTACTCTGACAGCACGAGCCAGCCGCTTACGGCGAGTACGGTAACCTACGTCAAGTTCAACACCGTTGAGGCGCAGCAGTTCGTGTCTGTGCAGAACGACGGTTCTGGATTCCCGACCAAGATCGTCGTCGGCACTTCTGGAGTCTTCTCGTTCACCGTCTCTCCGCAGCTCTTGCACGGAGGTGGTGGTTCGGCGGTCGTTGACTTCTGGGCCGTGGTAAACGGTACGACAGTGCCAAGGTCTGCATCTAGGGTGCGTCTGCCCAACAACACGGAAACGCTTCCGTTCTTCGAGATCATCCTCACAATGACCGTAGGCGATGCCTTTCAGTGGGCGTTTTACAGCACTAGTTCTACCGTATCCATCTATGCTACGGCAGCATCTCCACCTATTCCAGCCGCACCTAGCGTAATCGCTGGCGTGAAGCAGATCGAGTAGTCGCATGGACACGGCGGACACCGGCCTTGCGGGCTGCGGCTTGTGGGCCGGTGTTCGCCTGCTTCTGACCGGAGAAACGGCGGAGCAGCTCAAGGGATGCTACATCCCTGTCGGCACGACCTTCTACTTCACCTACGAGGAGGACTCCGGCATGGACCCTACCGTTGCACCGACCCCAGAGCCCGCGTTCACCGGCCCACCGGCCGCGCTTCCCGCCGAGCCGGTTGCTCCTCAAAGCGCACCCGCCCCACAGCCCTCCGGTAACACGGTCGTGGCCGAAACGCCCGTGCCCACCGCAGATAATCTCGGCGATCTGGCGCAGAAGGTCGACGACCCTGTTCTGGTTGTGACGCTCGCCATCATCGCGCTGCTCGGTGTGGGCCTCTGGAAGCACCTCGGCAAGGTGGCCGACCAGAAGTCCGCGCTCGAGATGAAGAAGCTCGAGATCGAAGCCGACAGCGTGAAGCGCACACCCAAGGCGCAACCACCCCCGTGCCAGGCCGCGAACACCGCGCTCGAGGCGAAGATCTCCGCGCTTGAGGCACGACTGGGAAAGGTGGAAAGTTCCTCGCTCGCACTTCCCGCCGGCTTCGACGCCGAAGAGCTGGACGAGCGTGTGCGCAAGCTCGAGCTCGAGCGCATCAAGAAAGACTAGGAGACACCATGAGCATCACCCCCGCCCAGAAGCACGCCATCGACTGCATCGTCTCGATCTTCGAGACGGGGCGCATCCCCACGGCCGCGGCCTACGCGACCTGCACGATCCTGCCCGACGGCGCCGGCATCAGCTACGGCAAGCACCAGTCGACCGACCGGGCCGGTAGCCTGGACAAGGTCGTGCAGCGCTACATCGAGCTCGGCGGCCAGCACGCGGCGGCGTTCCGCCCGATGCTGCCGTACTTCGCCTCGAACAAGAGCGCGACGGAGCCCCCGAAGGGGCCGTGGAGCGCCGAGACCACCGCGGCGGTGAACCTGCTGAAGCAGGCCGCGGCGGACCCCATCATGCACAAGGCGCAGGACGAGGTGTTCGACACCAACTACTGGCTCCCTGCGGTCAACATCTGCAAGGACGCGAAGATGGTCACGCCGCTCGCGCATGCGGTGGTCTACGACGGGCTCATCCACGGCGGCTTCCAGGTCGTGCGCAACCGCTTCGCCGCAGTGCCGCCGGCGAAGGGCGGTGACGAGAAGACGTGGGTGAAGGAGTACCTGAAGGCGCGGCGAGCGTGGCTCATGGCGAGCGCCAACGAGCTGCTGCGCCGCACCGTGTACCGGCAGGACGTGTTCGAGGCGATCATCGCCACGGGCAACTGGAACCTGACGCTGCCCCTCACGGTGCGCAGCGTCGTGATCCCAGCTCTCCCGAACGCCTAGACGTAGACCGGCGTGTTCGGCCCGAGGTAGGCACAGAACGTGTTGAACTCGTGCCACTCGAGCGCCGTGTCGTAGTCCATCCCCTCGTGGAAGACCGCCTGCTCAACGACGAGCTCGCGGTCGTACACGAGGAACATCTGGCCCTGCCGACTGCCGACGCCGATGGCGAAGGCGATGACGGCGGGGTCGTAGACGTCCGCGGGGTCCATGCGCAGCACCTCGCCGTGCGTGTCGGCGAGGGCGTCGATCTCGGGGTTGCGGCGCTTCTCAGCCATCGGACACCTCGTTCTTGGTGCGGACACCGAGGCGGGCGCCTTCGGCCAGGTCCACGAGGTGCGCGACCCACTCCGAGGGCGTGGTCGGCTCGCCGGGCAGCCCCGAGGGCGTCGTGGCGAACGCCGTACCGAAGCCGCGGACGTGGCGCAGGGTCGGCATGCGGATGCCGTGGATCACGCGCGAGACCTCGGGCTGCGTGAGCCCGCCGCGGCGAGCGAGCTCGGCGAAGGACCAGTGGCGCGCCTTGCGGTGGCGTTCGACGAGTAGGATGAAGGGGTCACTCTCGGGTGAGATGACGGACTTGATTTCGGACACGGGAGCCTCCTTGGCTGTTGGAGCCTACCCTACCCGAACCGGAGCGTCAACTTTCCTTGACAGGGTGGTTGAGGGCCGATACCTCTGGAGCACCACCGAGAGGACCATGAGCATCAGCAGCATGTGGGACCAGCCCCACTACACCTACAGAGTCGCCCCCGACTACGCCCAGCACGCCGCTGCCGTAGAGACGCACTGTCCCGGCACACTCGCATGGGCGGTGCGCGGTCGTCGTCGCTATCGCCTCACTCGTAACGAGTGGCCCGACGATGGGCTACCCTCGCACGTCGAGATCTACGCACCTGTGCACGCGGCGTTCGTCGTCGAGCACTTCCTCAACGGCTGGGGCGTCTCGTTCGCCGCAGAGGAGCGGATGGGCGCGGCGGCGGTTCTGCCGTGGCCCACGACCCCGGAAGCACTGGACCGCTGCGCTCGCCAAGGGGCGGACCTCATCGCGCAAGAAGTGAAGCTGGGAGAGCTCAAGCCTCACGTCGCCGACATGGCGACGCCGTACCAGAAGCGCAGCGCAGCCTGGGCCGCGAGCCGTCCGTGGGTCATGAACGTGTGGCCCTGCGGCAGCGGCAAGACCGTGGGCGCGCTCATCGACGCGCTGACGCGCGAGGGCACCGTCCTCGTCATCTGCCCGGCCAAAGCCCGCCACGTCTGGTGGACGCAGGTCCAGCAGTACACGAACATCCTGCCGTGGCGCCTCATCCCTGAGAGCGAGCGGCGCAAGAAGGACATGACGTGGCAGCAGTACGAGGCGCACTGCGCCGAGACGCGCCAGCGCCGGTTCATCATCGTCGGGGCCGAGAGCCTCAACGACAACGCCGAGTTCGTGATGAACCTCAGCCCCGAGGTCCTCATCCTCGACGAGCTGCACATCCACGGGCAGAGCAAGCGCTGGAAGGCCGTGCAGGAGAAGGACGGCAAGGTCGGCTTCACCCGCCGCCAGACCGCCAGCGGCGACAAGGACGCGTGGTCGGTCGCCATCATGGACATCAGCCGGCTGCCGAGCCTGAGCCTGCGTGTGGGCCTCACCGCCACGCCGCTCGACGACGGGCGCCCCAAGCGCCTCTGGGCGCAGCTCGACCTGCTCACCCCGGGCGGCTTCGCGCACAGCTACCGGCGCTTCGCGGAGCGCTACTGCGACGCGGTGCCGAACCCCTACGGCGGCATCGACGACAAGGGCAGCAGCAACATCGAGGAGCTCCGCGCCCGCTGCTCGTTCTTCACGCACGAGGTGCCCTACACCGAGAGCCACTCGAGCCTGCCCCCGACGCGCATCCAGGTCGTCTACCTGCCGGTCTCCGCGCAGGACAAGCCGGAGCGCTACGATGACGCACAGACCTTCGATCAAGCCATCAAACAGCTTGCGCGACAGGCCCGAGGTGAGTATGAAGATGTGCCGGCGCGGGAACGTCTCATTGAGGCGCGTCTCGCGGAGGCGAGCAGTCGGAAGCGCAGCTACGTCGTCGCCGAGGTCCTTGAAGGGCTGAAGGGCGGGGGCAAGGTCATCGTGTTCACTGCACGCCGCCGGGAAGCCGAGCGCTGGGGCGACGCGATCCGCAAGGTCGTGAGCGCCAGCGACGAGGTGAAGAACGCGACGGTCTGGGTTGGGCACGGCGGCGTAAGCGAGCCGGAGCGCAACGATATGATCGACGGGTTCCGAAGCAGCGCCGGTCCCTGCTGTTTGGTGGGGACCGGCCAAGCCTTCGGGATCGCAGTGGACGGGATGCAGACCGCCGACCTCGCGATCTTCGCCATGCTTCCGTGGAAGCCCGGTGACTTCCTTCAGTGGCGTGGCCGGTTCGACCGGCATGGCGGACGGGCCACGCTGCTGAAGGTTGTCGTCGCGTCTGCGACCTACGACGAGCGCGTCGTCGAGATCCTCACCGACAAGTTCGGTCCCATCGAGCAGTTCCTCGAGGCGGACGAGCTCGACGGCATGGGCGAGAAGCTGCTCGGCATGGAAGACCGCGAGTCCCTCGTGGACGACGTGGTCGGCAAGCTGTTCGTCATGGACGAGGAGGACTAGGCCATGCTGACATTGTGTGCTGACCCTCGCTGCACGGCGGCCGGCAAGTGCTGGCGCGCGCAGTACGAGCGATACGGCAACGCGCCCGGCCTGAACTACGGGCCGCGCTGCACTCCCGCTGTCGCCGACGCCTACCGTGCCGTCATCCGCAACTTGCATGTGGGCCTGGGCCTCACCAAGAAGGAGAAGCCATGAAGATGCTCATCGACGCCGGCAAGTCGAGCCGCGGCTGGAGCCGCATCGGCAACTTCGCGAAGTGCCCCCAGCTCTTCGCCTACCTCTACCGCATCGACGGCACGAACCTCGCGCCGCCCATCGAGGCGCTCGCCAAGGGGTCCATCGGGCACACGCTCCAGGCGCATCTGCACGCCATCTGGGGCGCAGGGCAGCCCCAGGGCGTGATGGTCGACGAGACCATGTACCACGACCCCAGCGTGTTCATGGACCCCGAGGACGCGGCGCAGGCGTGGTGCGACAAGTACGGCAGCCACGAGCTGCTGCCGCAGATGTTCAAGGTGTTCCGCGCCTACCTCGCGAAGTTCCCCGAGAGCCCCGGCGACGTCATCGCTGTCGAGGCCCCGGTCACCGCGGTGCTAGGCACCCTGCGCGGGCAGTGGGGTCTGTGGGTCGGGGAAGAGAGGGGCGGCGAGTGGCGGAGCCTTGATGGTGCCTGCATCGAGGTGACGCCGCTGCACATGCCCGACCACCGAGAACATGGGCGTCCGATCACGCTCACTCGCCGCATTGACCTCGTAACACGCGACAAGTCCGGTCGCTACTACATCTGGGACCACAAGCACCAGGCCAGCGTGAACGGCAAGAGCAGCGCCGAAGCCTACGCCATCGACGGCGGCTTCGCGGCGTTCCGCATCATGGGCAAGCAGCTCTACGGCGAGGCGTTCGGCGGCGTCTCGCTCAACCTCATCAGCTCGACCCAGCCCGGCAAGGTCGTGCGTGAGCAGGTCCCCTCGACGCCCCACCGCGACGCCGGCTACGCGAAGTGGCTGTGGTGGGCGGAGCACCAGATCGCGCAGCTCGACCTCACGACCGATCCGTGGGAGTGGCCGAAGGCCCAGAACGAGCTCTCGTGTTATGGACGGTACGGAGCCTGTGCCGGGCTCAACCTCTGCTCCCTCGGCCCTCGGGCTTGAGGGTGCGCCTCGTCGTCTGTGGCCCTACGACGGGGTGGATCAACGGGCCGGAGACCACCACATGAGCGAAACGCAGCACCCGTCGGTGATGATCACCGTGTACGGGAAACCCAAGAAGAAGAAGACCAGCGACGTGCTGGCCGCGTTCCCGACCGCGCTCTGCATCGGTGTGCCGAGCGCCATTGCGCTCGTCGCCGAGAACGAGCTGGGGTTCACCCCCGCCATCCACCCCGAGCCGCCGCAGACCCTGCCGGAGCTCGTGGGGCTCCTCGACTACCTGTCGCGCAGTGGGATGGCGAAGCAGTACGGCGCCGTGTTCATCGACGACGCGAGCCACATCTGCGACCGCAGCCTCGCCGTCTGGCACGAGGAAGCGCCGCTCGGCAAGAGCGGGAAGAAGGACAAGTTCTACGCCTACCAGCAGCTCAACAAGTACCTGCTGGCGATGTCGGGCCTCGCCCGCCACATGGGCGTGCACCTCATCTTCACGTTCCACGAGCGCCCCCCGGGGACGGACAGCGACGGCTTCTTCCAGCCGGGCGGCCCGAGCCTGGGCTCGAGGAAGCAGACCGAGATCCTCCCGTCGTGGTGCGACATCAACGTGCGCGCGATGGTCGACCCGACTTACCCGGACCCCTGGTTTCCGGGCACCTACTTCTGCGACCCCACGAACCCCGAGTGGGTGACGGGCGACCGGACGGGCGTGTGCTGGGCGAAGACCCCGGGCAACCTGCGCGAGATCCTGCGTGCGTCGGCGGGCGGCTACGTCCCGGCTCGCGTGCCCGGGCTCGAGTGGCAGGACGACGTGGCCGAAGAGCTGGCTCAGAAGATTTTTGAGACCGGCGATGTGCGCGGTAGCATCGAGAAGATCGCGGCCACGCACCCCCGCTTCAGCGACGGGACTTCGCAGATTCATCTCCGTTGGGCTTGCCAAGACGGTATTGCCCGGGCTACCTTCATGAAGCGCAAGGCGAGGAACCTCTTCGACCTCGCGCCCAAGGAAGAGGCCAAGAAGGGTGGAGGCGTGCCAGTGCCGCCCCCTTCCGCAACCTGATCCTCTGGCATCATCAACGTCAAGACCACCGTCAGTGAGGTACAGCATGTCCTTCAGCATCAACGGCGCCAGCTTCAAGGGCGTCTCCACCCTCGGTTCTTCCCAGCCCGAGGCCGGCTACTACGAGGTCTCCGGCCTCCAGATCGAGCAGAAGGCCGGCGACAAGGCGGACGCCCGTCGCTTCCACGTCGAGTTCCCGAACGGCTTCAAGATGTTCGAGTTCCTCCACCTCCCGGTCGAGGGCCTCGAGAAGAAGTCCTTCAACGGCCGCCTCGCCGCCATGAAGACCATCCTCTCGAGCTTCGGCTTCACGGCCGAGGAGATCGAGAACAACGAGATCTCCGACGCGTGGTTCGTGTCCGAGAGCAACGGCGGCCGCAAGGCGTTCGTCGAGTTCGTGCCCGGCCAGCAGGGCGTGCAGGGCTCCTACGCCCGCATCAACAAGTTCCTCACGAAGGAGCAGTACGAGAAGGCGGTTGCCTCGGGCTCCAAGCCCGTGTCCCGTGACGCCGGCACCCGTCCGTCCGTCCCGGGCGCCATCCCCGCGGCTCCCTCCGCCGCGGCCGGCACGCCGGTCAGCACCGTGGCCCCGGCTCCCGCCGGCGGTCTGCGCCTGCCGCCGCCCCCCGCGGTCGGCGTCGTTCGCTGATCAGCCCCTGACGAGGGGATCGTAGACCCAGCCCCCGGCAACGGGTTCAGTGCTGGCGAGAACGTAAGCTCGGCCCCGCCCTCGTGGCGGGGCGTCTTCGTTTGTGGTAACGTCGACCGTCTGGAGGTCGACGTGGCGGAGGACTACTACTCGCAGATGGCGGAGATGAAGCGCGGCGCCCGTGAGGCAGACGCGAGCGCCGCGAAGGCGGGCGAGTCCTGCCCCATCGCCACGCAGGACATCAAGACCAACCTCAAGAATCGGCAGAAGGCCATCGACAACGCGATGTACGGGCCGCCGAACCCGGGAGAGCCGAACGACGAGTTCTGGCAGAAGCTCGCGGACACCTGGGGCACGAGCCTCGAGCAGGCGCGGACGATGCTGTGCGGCAACTGCGCGGTGTTCGTCGTGACGCCCGCGATGAAGGAGTGCATCCGGGTCGGGCTCAGCCAGGGCGAGGCGGACGGCTACGACGCCGAGGTGCAGACCGAGCTCGGCTACTGCAAGATGTTCGACTTCAAGTGCGCCGCGAGCCGAACCTGCCGCGCATGGGTCGCAGGCGGCCCGATTCAGTGATACCATCGGCAGGACAGAGGCACACGATGCTGCTCTCCACGCTGCTGAACCTGTGGGCCGACCTTCGGGCCGCGCACCACCTCTACTGGACCCTGCACTGGCAGGCCCGTGGTCCGTCGTTCTACGGCGACCACAGCCTGTTCGCGGGCCTGTACCAGGAGAAGGCGGGGCAGATCGACGCGCTCGCGGAGATCATCGCGGCGCACTACGGCAGCGACAAGCTCGACCCCGTGAAGGCGTGGGCCGCTGCGGCGCCGAAGGTCGAGCAGCTCACCGCGGGCCAGAGCGCGGTCGCCATCGCCGAGTACGTCATCCAGTGCTGCGAGAGCACCAACGAGCTCATCCTCGAGAGCGGCGAGTGCCCCTACCCGGCGGGCCTCAGCAACTTCGTGAGCGACCTGTCCACGAAGAACATCAAGGACCTGTACATGCTGAAGCAGCGCTTCGGCTCGAAGTAGTCTCTTGCCATGACGCTCCGGTAAGGATACCGGGGCTCCATGAACACCGACCTCATGTTCTCCTCGGCCACGGACCAGTGGGCGACGCCTCAGGCGTTCTTCGACCAGTGGAACGAGATCTTCCGGTTCACGCTTGACGTGTGCGCGGACGCCGACAACGCGAAGTGCGCTCGGTACTTCACGCGCGAAGACAACGGGCTGGCGCAAGACTGGGGCCAGGACGTGTGCTGGATGAACCCACCCTACGGCCGAGAGATCGGGCGCTGGGTGGCGAAGGCGTATCGGGAGAGCCGGGCCGGCGCGACCGTCGTCTGCCTGCTTCCTGCGCGCACGGACACGGCGTGGTGGCACGACTACATCATCCCGATGGCGAAGGTGACGTTCATCCGCGGTCGGCTGAAGTTCGGGGACGCCACGAGCGGTGCGCCGTTCCCGTCTGCGGTCGCCGTCTTCTACCCACCGAAGGTGGTCCCGTGAGCTACGACCCACGAACCTGCGGCGCCCGTTGCAACGAGTGCCCGCTGGGGCCGAACGGCACGTTCCGTTCAGGCCACTGGCAGCCTGTTGCACCTGAGTTGCATGACGGCGCGACGGTCATCGCCGTCGCCGAGATGCCGAGCCACGACGAGGTCGGCTTCGGCCGTCCTCTGTCCGGGCGCAGCGGGGGCGAGTGGAACCTCGCGCTGCTCGCCGCCGGGAAGAAGCGCTCCGACGTCGACCTGACGCACGTCGTCGCGTGCTCGGCCGGCACGGACAAGAACGCGTGGGAGAAGCTGACCAAGGCTCTCGACAAGGAGAACCGTCGGCGTCTCGCACAAGCGCAACCCCTCATCCCCGATCCTATCTCGTGCTGCCGACCCAGGCTCCTCGAAGAGACAAGTCGTTACGAGAACATCATCACGCTGGGCCGTGCCGCGGCCAACGCCCTGACGGCGAAAGCGCAGTCGGTGTTCGCGCTGCGCGGTGGTCCGGTGTGGGTGGACGAGCACTATCAGGCCCTCATGCAGACGCCGCTGGCGGGCGAGCAGAAGCCCGACGGAGCGGTACGCAAGGTGTTCCCCACCCTGCACCCCGGCTTCGTCCAGAAGAGCCCAGGCTGGCGTGCCACGATGGTGGCGGACCTCTCGAAGGCGCTGCGCTGGTTCGCGGGTCAGCTCCGGTGGACCGAGCCGGTGCGCTACTTCAACCCGACGCCAGACGAGCTGCGCCGCTTCCTCTCGAACATCAGCGCGCCGTTCTGGGCCTACGACCTCGAGACGGACGGCATCGAGGCGCTGACGTGTCAGGTGCGGTCCATCGCCATCGCACACCCCGACCTCAACTACGAGGGGCGGGCACTGCGCGAGGGCCAGATCGAGGCGCTGCGCTGCGGTGTGGTGGGGCTCAACATCCTGTCGGGCGACGGGTTCACGCGCTTCTACTCGGCCGAGGACGAGGCCGAGATCCACGACATCCTGCGCGAGTTCTTCCTCGACCCGACGAAGGTCAAGGTGGGGCACAACGCCGGCTACTACGACCGGCAGGTCGTCGAGCAGTGGCTCGGCGTGACGCCGAAGCCCATCATCGACACGCTGTTCGCGGCGCGCTTCCGGGCGCCTGACCTGCCCAAGGGACTGAAGACGGTGGGCTCGGTGCTCACCGACGTGGACCGCTGGGAGACCACGGAGAAGGGCGAGAGCCTCGCGCACGGCAAGGTCGACGACTGGGACCGCCTCGCCTACAACTGCACCGACAGCAGCGTGAACGCGCGCATCGTCGTGCCGCTGCTCGACGCCGCGGAAGAGGCCGGCGCGTTCCGCGACCTGAACGAGGAGCTCCGGCCGCCGGGCTGGGAGAGCCGGCGCTGGGACCTGCACGAGGTCGACCATGCCACGCAGGAGATGTGCGTGAGCCTCCACAAGATCGGCGTCTACGTCGACCAGGAGGCGCGCTTCAAGATGGAGATCGAGACGCGGGCCAGCGTCGAGAAGCGTGAGAAGAACCTCACGACGCTCGCGCAGGCAGTCGGTGTCGCGCGGCTCGACATGAAGAGCGCGGGCGCCAGCGACGACGCGGACGTCGAGGGCATCCGGCCCGGCAGCGCTGACCAGATCCGCGACCTGCTCTACGAGAACTGGAAGCTGGGCATCCCACCGAACATGGAGGCGCGCGACTTCTACACCGAGTCCGGCATGCCGGGCACCGGCGACAAGGTGCTGCGCGGCCATCTCGCGGGCGGCCGGCTGACGAAGCCGCAGGAAGACTTCATCCGCGAGCTGCGCCTGTACCGGCGCGAGAAGAACAAGATCCTCGGCACCGTGCTCCTGCCGCTGAACCTCACGGCGCACGACCCGAAGAAGGGGATCATCTGGCACCACGACGGGCGCGTGCGCTCGACGTGGAACGCCCACGTCACGGCGCCTGGGCGGCTCTCGAGCAGCGGGCCCAACCTCCAGAACATCGGCAGCCGGAAGGGGCAGGGCAAGCTCAAGACCCTGTTCGCGGCGCAGCCCGGCCACCTTCTCGTCGGCGCGGACCTCGACCAAGCGCACCTCCGCATCACGGCGAGCTACTGGAAGATCCCGCTCCTGCTCGAGTGCTTCAGCGAGGGGAAGGACCCGCACAACACGCTGGCGTACCAGGTCTTCGGGGACAAGTTCAAGGCGGCGGACGGCTGGGGACCCGAGGGCTACAGCCTCTACCGCAAGCCGCCGGGCGGCATGGCGAAGGCGATGCGCGACGTCATGAAGACGTTCCGCTACGCCTCGATCTACTGGGCCGACCCGATGACGGTCTGGCAGGTGCTGACCTCGACCGAGGCCGACAACGGCGAGATGCCGTACCTGCACATGACCTCGAAGGAGGTCCGCCACTTCCACGAGACGTGGCTCAAGACCGAGCCCGAGTGGATGCAGGCGTGGGACGCGATGCTCTCCATCTACCGCCACCAGGGCTACATGGAGGAGCCGGTCTTCGGTCGGCGCTCCGGCAACCTCACGGACGGGAAGAAGAACGAGGTGGTCAACTTCCCCATCCTCGCCGCGGAGACGAGCATCATGCGCGTCGCCGAGCAGCACATCATCCACGCCTTCCCGTGGGACCTCGACCGCCGGCTCGGCCTCATCCACCAGTGCCACGACTCCGTCGCCATCGAGGTCGAGGCGCCGCCGGGCCTCGAGAAGTGGAAGCCGACGAAGGGCGAGCCGCTGCCGCCGGAGCTCGAGCGGATGCGCAAGACCCTCGAGGAGTGCATGACCGTGAGGGTTCCCGGCTGGGAAGTGCCGTGCACCGCCGAGGCATCCGTCGGCAGAAACCTCAAAGAGGCTTGACGCTCCGGTAAGGTATTGATAGAGTGGGTTCACCACCAAGGAGAACCCATGAACGAAGTGCTGGACATCACGATGTGGCTACTCGACCGGCTCGCGGACCTCGCGCGCTGGTTTGGGCGGTGGCCGTGACGCTGGAGGAGCGCAACGAGGCGCTGGTCGAACAGGTCGCCGAGATGGCCCTGACGACCCGCGCCTTGAAGAAGTCGCTGGCGTTCAAGGAGCACATCATCGCGTCGCTCAAGCTCGACCGCACGCACGAGGAGGCCGCCGTCGTGGCGTTCCTCCGTGGCGCCCGGCTCGACGAGCTGGCCGAAGCCATCCTGCGCGGCGAGCACCGTAGGGAGGAGCCATGATCATCGACCTCGACGCCCTCGAGGCAGCCGTCGCCGAGGGTGAGAAGAAGAACTTCTTCGTGGCACCCATCGTGAAGGAGCTGATCGCGGAGCTGCGCGAGCGGCGAGCACAGGTGGACGGCTACCGGATGATGATCGACGGCCTGGAGAACGCAGCCCACGAGGAGCGCGCCGCCGTGGTGGCGTGGCTTCGCTCGACGGCGACGGAACGCTTGTGGAGGCAGGAGCCAATGGACGCAGCGGCAAACGCCATCGAGCGCGGCGAGCACCGCCGCGAGGGGGAGCCGTGAGCGACACTGGCTTCGGAGGGGAGGGCCTCGACTACGCGCACCAGCAGGGGCGGCTCAACGAGCGCGACGCCATCGTGCGCTGGCTCCGCGCGCCGTGCGACTCGCCGGGACATGACGAACGCTTCTGCGCGACGTGCAACGTGCGCGGCCACATCGCAGACGACATCGAACAGGGCGCACACCGGAAGCGGAAGCGGCGCCGTAAGCAGGAGGGACCGTGATCGACCTCGACGCCTTGAAGGCGCGTCTCCGAGAGTACGACGACGCCCTGCCCCGGTGCCCGCAGAAGGTGGCGCGGACGGTGAACCACGCCCCAGACTTCGTTGCGAAGGACGACCCGACCCGCAACGACTGGAACGTGACGACGTATGACCCTTGTTGCCGTCCGGAGGGGCACGAGGGCGAGTGCCGCAACAGCCGCCTCATCCTCGGCTGGCCGGGGTTCGTGACCGTCTCCGCTCTGATCGTGGAGGTGGAGAGGTTGCGCGCCGAGCGCGATCACTTCCGCGAGGCGTGGGCAGCGGTACAGGTTCGGCTCGACTGCGGCGTGGACGCCACGGAGGCGGTGCGGGAGGACCGCGACGCCGTCGCCGCCGAGCGCGCCGCCGTGGTGGCGTGGCTGCGCGTCGAGCCGTGGTCTCGGATGCTCACGGTCGAAGAGGCTGCGGCGTGCATCGAACGCGGCGAGCACCGCCGCGAGGAGACGCCATGATCCGGCGACTGTTCAAGCGAGGCGACCGCGTGTCGCTCGGCGACGACCGCACGGGCACCGTGCTCGACGAGGTCACGCACGACTGGCTCGGCGATCCGTTCCAGATCCTCGACATCCAGCTCGACGGCGTCGAGGGCATGTCGATCCGCATCTCTGACACCCGCGTCGCGTTCCTCGAGGAGACACCCGAATGAGCAGCATCTTTCTGGCCCACAGCAAGCAGACCCCCGACGAGACCATCAACGACTGGGTCACGCAGACCTCCGCTGCTTGGGGACACGGCGTCACCGCGGGCCGCGACGACTACATGGCCCGCAGCCGCGCCATCGGCGGCTGGAACGCCTGGGTCAAGGACGTGCCCATCGCCGAGGACTGGGGCGGTGAGCCGCTCTTCATCGGCATCGTCGTGCCGCTCGAGGACCTCAAGAGGCCCATCGTCGGGAGGGCCACGCAGGTCCTCGTCGAGGGGTTCCTCGCCGCGGGCAAGCCCGTGTGGGCGTTCTGCCCCGAGACCGGCGAGACGCGCACCGTGCAGACCATCATGAACACCGAGCTGGACAGTTGGACCGACGCTGGCTGGCTCGTCTACCACAAGGTCGGCGAACAGGAGACACCATGACCGTCCGAAAGAAGCCCGCCCCGCACTGCTCCCGCTGCGCGCACAACGGCGTGACGTGGCGCGAGCTCAACGGCAAGCGCACCTGGTTCTGCGACTTGCACCTCAAGGAGGCGGAGAACGAGGCACGGGAAGCCGCGGCGAAGCGCTACGAGGCGACGCGCCTCGAGGACCTCAAGGCCGTCACGCCGCCCACGCGCGTCGTCGTGCCTCGGAGCCGTGAGGTGAAGCCCTACCGTCCGCGCAACCCGGAGCTGATGTGCGGCCACGCCAACCGCAAGGGCGGGACCTGCCAGAACTACTACCCGTGCAGCTACCACGGCCCGTGGCGCAAGACCGAAGAAGCCGCAGCCCCCGCACACCCAGTCAGTAACACGGCGGTCGACCATCCGCCCCACTACAACGTCGGAAAGTTCGAGGTGATCGACGTTATCGAGGACTGGCGCCTCGGCTTCAACCTGGGGAACGTGGTGAAGTACGTCGCCCGTGCGGAGCACAAGGGCAACGAGCTCGAAGACCTCGACAAGGCGGCGTGGTACATCCAGCGCGAGATCGCACGGCGGAGGGATGAGCAAGAAAGATACTTGACGGGGCGGTTATAGTACACTACCTTGGGGGCATGGTCAGATCGGGTTGGGACTTCTTCTTGTTCACCCACCCCGGTCTGCACCATGCCCCTCTCGCGTAGGAGACCACCACATGGCAAAGAAGACCACCACCACCCAGCGCCCGTTCGTCGAGCGCCTCACCTCCAACCTCAAGACCGCCGACGGCCGGCCCCGCAACGTGACGCTGGGGCCGAAGACCCTCATCGTCGGGCCGAACGGCAGCGGCAAGAGCAGCATCCAGCAGAGCCTCCAGCTCGCCCTGCTCGGCAGCGCGGACGACCTCGTCGGACGTGACGAGGTCCGCGACAACGGCCTGCTGATGAGCATGGTGAGCGCCGAGCGCCTCGCCATCCACGCCAAGCTCTCGAGCGGCGAGGACTACACCTTCATCGCGAAGGACAGCGGCAAGCCCACGCACGACGCCGGCATCGAGGCGAAGCTCCCGCTCCACGAGATCCGCGAGGCCCTCGCGGCGTCCCCCGCCACGGCGCGCAAGGCGTTCCTCGGCTGGGCGGCGAAGAGCGTCACGGCAGCGGACGTCGCCGAGGCGGTGCCTGCCGTCTACAAGGCGAAGTACGCGGACATCAGCGCCAGCGTGGGCCGCGGCAAGAGCCCCGTCGATGCGCTGCTCGCCACGCTGGAGTACGTCGGCAAGCGCCAGCGTGACGCCGCCAAGGAGGCCAGCGGGGCCGAGGCGCTGCTGATCGGCATGGCGCACGACCTCGAGACCGCGCCCACCCAGGAAGATCTCGTCGACGCGCAGGACGCACAGGCGGACGCGCAGCGCAGGGTGCTCGCGGTGAAGGGCGTTCACGCGCACCAGTCCCGTGTGCTGGGCCAGATCCAGGGCATCCGCGGCCAGCTCGCGAAGGTCGACCCGCCCGAGGCGCCCAAGGTCGAAGAGACTGACCGCCGGTTCTACGAGAGCATGGCGACGGCGTCGGGCATCGCCGTGGACAAGGGGCTCGCCTCGTGCCCGCTCTGCTCGAGCGCCGTGGGCCACGCGCACCTGAAGGCGTGCGCCACGTTCTACGAGACCGAGGCGAAGGCCATGAAGGTCCCCGACTTCGGGCCGCGGGTCAACCGGCCCTTCCTCCAGAGCCAGCTCGAGCTGCTCACCAACGAGCTGGCCGGCATCGACGCCGACCTGCTGGCGCTCGACCCGGCCGCCATCGAGGCGGAGAGCCGCGCGGCGCAGGAGGCGTACCTCAACCTGCGGAACACGGTCGACCGCTGGTCGAACCTCACCAAGGCGCGCGACACCATCGCCGAGATGACGATGGAGAGCGAGACCTACAAGGGCATGAAGAAGGAGCTCGAGGGCGTGGTCGCCGACCTGCTCAAGCGGGTGGCCGACGGCTTCACGGCGAAGGTGCAGTCGTACCTGCCGACCGGCTGGAAGTTCGGCATGCTGCTCGAGGACAACGGCAAGGAGACCTTCCGCCTCGGCCTCGTGCAGGGCAAGAAGCTGCGCTCCGCGCTCTCCGGTGCGGAGTGGGCGACGGTGACGTGCGCCCTCGCGATGGCGGTCTCGAGCGACGTGCCGGCCGACCGGCCCGTGCTGGTCATGCCCGAGGACCGCGGCTGGGACGCGGCCACGCTCGGCAAGGTCCTCAACTCGTGGTTCGGTTTCGATGGACAGGTCGTCATCGGCACGCCGACGAAGCCGAAGAAGGTGCCGGCTGGCTGGACGGTCATCGACCTGGGGCAGGCGGAAGGCGAGGAGCCGGTCGTCGAGGAGCCGGCGCCGAGCATCGTCGAGGCTGCGACCTTCAAGGTCTACGTCCCGTCCGCGGCGATGAGCGCCATGCTGAAGGCCCTCGGCTACACCGACGCCGTGATCGCCACGCTCAACGCCGAGAAGGCCGCCCACATCGTGGCAAACGGGATCTCGATGGGGGGTGCGCAGTGAGCCGCTGGACGAACGAGGACTACCTCCGCAACGAGACGGAGAGCGAGAACTACGAGAAGACCATCGAGGTGTTCCTCACCGCCACGGACTACACGACGTGGTTCGAGGAGAAGCAGGCCGAGATCTACGCTCCGGTGCTCGCCGCGGGCATCCAGCAGACGTTGATGGCGAGCCACGAGGACCGTCGAGAGGCGGCGCGGTTCGCGCTGCGTCAGCTCTCGGCGCTCGCCGAGGAGGCGCGTGAAGAGGCGGCCAAGGGCTTCGACCCCACCGAAGAGACGGTCAAGCCACCGGGCCACACCTGTCCCGCCATCGACGGCGTGCAGCACGTCCTTCGCCAGATCATCTGGCGCATGGACAACCCGGACAAGCAGACCCGCCAGGACGCACGGGACCTGCTCGTCGAGGGGCTCGCGCTCCTCGAGCAGGTCCGCACCGAGAACCGCCAGATGCGCGCGGCGCACGCCACCATGCAGAAGAAGGTGACGCCATGACGGGGAAGGCGTGGACGACCAAGAAGGTCGAGCGTGTGTGGAACCGGATGCGCGCGGGCACGAGCGCGCAGACCATCGCAGCCGAGATGGGCTGCACCGTGACGAACATCCACAAGCGGCTGCGCGGCGCCGGGTACGACCCGGAGACGGGCCGGCGCGAGGACTTCAGCGGCAGCGCCAAGCTGATCCTCGAGCGACGCAAGGCCGGCGTGGAGTTCGCTGACATCGCGGTGGAGCTCGGCATGGAGCCGACGAAGCTCAACGTGCGCCGGCTCTACATGCGGCTGGTCCGCTACTGCGAGCGGGCCGAGGTGGCGTACCCTCGGATGCCGAAGAAGCGGCGCAACGGCAAGCGGTACGGACCCGCCACCATCGAGCCGCTGATGATCGCCGACGCCGTGGTCGCCATCAACAAGCGGATGAAGCGCGGCGAGCAGACCGACGCCCTCGACCTGACTGACGCTACGGGCTACTCGGAGCGGACAACGAAAAGCATCATCGCCGAGATGCGCCGCCGAAAGATGCTGGCCGACGGCATCGTGCCGACCGTGGGCAAGCCGGACCCGGACGATCTGGTAGGCTGCGAGCGCGCAGTTCTGGACGCCGTCCGGGCGGCGTGGGCCGACAAGAAGCGGTCCTGCGAAACACTGACCACCCTCTGTGAGTCGACGGGCTACGCTCGTTCGACCCTTAACCTCGCCATCGGGAAGCTCCGAGACATCGGGCTCCTCGAACCCCGCGGCTTCCTCTACCTGCGAGCATGACCATGAACACCGAACCAGAGTACGACGAGACCGAGAAGCGAGACGCCGTCAACGACGGGCTCGACCTGCTGCGTGTCCTTCAGAACCAGCTCTCCTCGACGGAGAAGACGAACCACCTCGCAGCGTGGGCTGCCATCCAGCGACCCGAGGCGCTCAACGACATCGCGGCTGCGTGGGTGGCGGACGAGGCCCAGGTCACCGGCATGCTCGCCGTGATCGAGATGCTGCCGGGGCAGGTCACGCGCACCCGCGCGCTCCGCAACGCGTTGAAGCGGATCGTCATCGAGAAGCGGCGTGCCGCGCTCGACCGCGTTATCGGGGTCGTGCAGGACAACACGCTCATCTCCCTCGGCATCGCCTTGGGGGCTGGCGCCCCGCCCGCATCGCTGGTCGAACCCCAGCTGCTGGACTCACTCAAGGTTCCCCGCGGCTACGCGGTGGACCCGACCGGTGTCTTCAAGCTGTCTGTCATGGCTGACGGAACGGCGGCGTCGACGCGCGTGGCTACTGCTCCTGTGTTCATCGTGGGTCGGTCTCACGACGTGCTGACCGGTGGCGCGAAGCGCGTGCTGATGTGGCGCACGCCGGCCGGGTGGACGATGCGCCCCGTGGACCGCGGCGTCCTGATGAACAGCCAGAAGCTCATCGGCTTGGCAGACCTCGAGGTGCCCGTCACCTCGAACACCTCGGCTGCGGTGGTCGAGTGGCTCGCCGAGTTCGAGGCGGAGAACATGCACCGCTTCGGCAGCAACCAAGCGGCGAGCCGCATGGGCTGGTTGAAGCAGGGCGGGATCCACGGGTTCCTGCTGCCCGAGACGTTCTTCACGACGGCGACCAGTGAAGAGGAGAGCTGCGTGGAGCTCGTGCCGCAGGCCGGGCTCGAGGCGCTCCTCGAGGGATGGAAGCCCAGCGGAACGTGGGAGGGGTGGCTCGACGCGATGGACACCATGCGCCCGTTCACTCCGATGTGGCTCGCGCTCTACGCCTCGTGCGCGGCGCCCATGCTCGAGATCATCGGCAGCCCGTCATTCGTGGTGGACTTCAACGGTGAGACCTCGACCGGCAAGACGACGGCGATGCGCGTGGCGGCCAGCGTGTGGGGCCGCCCGTCCGATAGCATGCCGACGGCGATGTACTCGTGGGACAGCACGAAGGTGTTCATCGAGCGCATCTGCGGGTTCCTCTGCAACCTGCCGGTGATCCTCGACGAGACGAAGCGGGCCAAGGACAAGCAGATCGTGCGCGACGTGGTGTACGACTTCGCGAACGGGCAGGGCCGCGGTCGCGGGTCGCCGGACGGCACGCGCCAGACGGCGAGCTGGCGCAGCATCATGCTCACCTCGGGCGAGGCGGCGGCCACCAGCTTCAGCCAGGACGGCGGCACCCGTGCGCGCGTGCTCTCCATCACGGGCCGGCCGATGGGCACGAACATGAAGGCGGGCGGACCGGCCGCCGAGCTTCTCGCTGCGCAGTTGCAGGAACACTACGGTCACCTCGGCCGTCGGCTCATGCACTACCTCGTGAGCGTGGCGGACCAGCACGAGGCGCTGCGTGAGGTCTGGCGCGACACGCGCGACCAGTACGCGGCGGTCGCCAAGACCGCGGTGAGCCGGCGCCACGCCGGCAACCTCGCCACCCTGCACCTCGCCTCGACCATCGTGCACGAGAGCCTCGGCGTGCCGTACCCCGAGGAGGACCCGATGGCGTTCGCGCTCGAGGCCGTCATGCAGATCGAGACCGAGAAGGACCGCCCGCACGCGGCGTTCATCGAGGTCATCGGCTGGTGCTCGGCGAACCAGAACCGGTTCTGGGGTCGGCACGAGGTGGACCGCGAAGGCGCGCCGCGCGTGCCGGGCCGCGGCTGGGCGGGCTCGTGGTCGGGCGAGGACGAGTGGAAGGTCATCAGCCTCATGCCGCACGTCCTGCGTGAGGTCCTCGAGCCGATGGGCTACCACGTCGACGAGATCCTCGACCGCTGGGCGGAGCGCGGGTGGATCGTGCTGTCGGAGCGCACCTCGGCAAGCAAGTCGGCGAAGAGCCGCACGACGGTCACGCGCATCAACGGGGCGCCCATGCGCGTCTACCAGTTCAGCCGGACGTCGGTCGACAACCACGTCGCAGACGACGAGGTGATGCGTGGCAACGCCGACGTCTGAGCGGGGCTGGTGGCCGACGCGCCGCAGCCGGCGCGAGCCCCCGGCCGAGAAGGTCCGCCTGCCCGACAGCTTCGAGCTCGAGGTCACGGTCGACGTGAAGAACCTCTGCCTGTTCTGGCGCCGGCGCGACGACGACGCGCTCGGTATCTTCGGCAGCCGGGCAGAGGTCGGGCGCCCCGTCACCGTGGCGCATGCCTGGGCGGCGGTGGCGCTGCTGAAGGAGATCGGCGAGGCGGGGGCGCTGCGCCTCGCCAAGCGCATCGAGGTCCAGCTCTTCGAGGAACCGATGAACGTGACGTGGCACCACGACGAGCTGCCCGCCGGCGTGCGGCAGCGTGACGTGGCGAAGCCTCGGTGCAGCTACTTCATCGAGCCGCTCACCAAGCTGAAGTGCAGCTATCGGGGCGACTACTCGGTCGATGGTGCGCGCGGCTCGTTCTGCGAGCTGCACGCGCGCAGGACCGCCGTGCGCGTGGCGCAGCGACCGAACCCCGACGTCATCCGGCGCAGGGAACGAAAGAAGAAGAACGCAGGAACCCCGACGTCTTCGACGTAACACGGGGCGCAAGGGCTGCAACGTCTTGACGCTACGGTTATGATGGGCGCGAGGTGCCCATGCCGAGAGGAGACAAGCCGGTGCAGCCCGGCCCCAGCATCAACGCTTCCAAGCTGCCATCGTCCGCGCGGACGGACCAGGACGTGGCTCCGTCGTTCGGTCCCGCGGCGTCGTCGAAGGCGCGCTCCGTGTCGGTGGCGCCGGCGGCGGAGAGCGAGGTCGTCGCCATGCTCGCCGAGCAGACGAAGTTCGCGAGCGAACCGGAGACCCGGGCGATGGCGATCCAGCTCCTGGGCGCCGGCTACACGGTGCGTGACGTGAGCCGGCGTCTCGCCGTCCGCGCGCACACGGTGTGGGGCTGGGCCGAAGAGCCGGCCGTGAAGACGGCCATCGAGAAGGGCCGGATGCTGCGGAAGCAGAGCCTCGGGCAGGAGCTCGAGGACGCAGCCGAGGCGGCGCTGGGCACGCTGATCGACCTGATGCAGGACGAGGGCACGACCCCGAAGGACCGGCTCAAGGCGGCCGAGATCATCCTCGACCGCTGCGGGCTGGTCGAGCTGCCGACGAAGCAGGTCGCCCAGGTCGAGACCGCGGTGCGGGTCGACGTGGACTTCGACGAGCGCCTCGCGCGCATCGTGGCGGCGAGCCGACCGGCCTGAAACGACGAAACCCCGGCGCGTGGCCGGGGTCCGTTCGTTGGGGTGTGGGTCAGTCGTTGTCGCAGACGTCGGTGCCGGGAGCAAAGACCTGGAAGCCGAGCAGCTCCAGCGCGTCCGCTGTGCGGTCGATGCAGTCGCGGTGCCGCTCCAGCCGCTCTTCGAGGTCGCGGTTCTTCGCTTCGAGCATGTGCTGCTTCTGTGTCAGCGCCTCATTCAGAGCACGCGCCCCGATGAGCGCGCCAGCGTCGCGCGCGAGGTCGTCGTTGTGCTGCTTCAGCTTGTCGACTTGGGCCTGCGCCTCCCACGCTAACTGGGTGAGCCGCTGGTTCTCCTTCGTCAGCCGTGCCACCTCGGCGTCGAGGTCGCGCTCCGTCTGCTTCGCGTCCGCGAGCAGGTTGCGGAGCCCTTCGTTCGACTCGTGCAGCGACCGGATGGTGGCCTCGAGGTCGGGCTGCGGCTCGGGCGGCTCGGTGTGAACCGCCGACATCAGCTTCTCGACGTTCATCGTGTTCGCCTGGACCTCGAGGTTGAGGCGCAGCACGGCTCGCTCGAGGTCGTCGATGCGGGTGCTACCGATCATGAGGTCCTCCAAGAGTGGACGCCCGACAGGGCGAACGTGCGGGTGCGGTTGTCGTCGTCCGTCTTCTCGCGGTCGAGGTCGACGGCGTCCATGAGCCACTGCGGGCCGGGGTGCCACGACACCTCGCCGAAGTAGAACCGGACGGGCCGGATGCGCCGGCGGCGGCGCTCGCCTCGCCAGTTGGTGTAGTCGATGGTCACGTTCATGGGATGGTTCTCCGGGGCGGGATGATGTCCTCGACGAAGACCGCCGGGGCCGACGGCCCGTGCGGCGCGCGGGTCGGGACGTAGGTGCAGGAGAGCGCGCTCGCCCGGTGGTAGCAGGACACGCCGTCCTCGTAGTCGACCCGGATGGTCTCGTTGGCGAGCAGCACACGCGGGTCGACCTTCTCGCCGCACGACATGGGAAGGCTGGCGAGGACCAGCAGCAGACCGACGATCAGCGCGACGCTATGCCAGGTTGAAGTCATCGCACTCCTCCGTCCGGCTCCACGAGAACGACTGCCAGTCGCGCGCCTCGGGGTCGTGCAGCGCAGCGCCGAGCCACGCCAGCGAGATGTCCATCAGCTCGGACGCGGCCGCCCCGTCGCCCGTCATGCTGCTCTCCTCGAGCGCCTCGGCACGCAGAGCCTCGGCCTCGGGCACCTTGACGTCGACGTCCACGGAGATGCGGACCCACGTCGTGTCGCCCTCGCGCCGGGCGGCGCGCTGCCGGCTGTCGATGAGGTCGGCGAGGGCGCGCAGCGTGGACGCCAGCGCCTCGCGGTCGTCCCGGCCGGAGCGGGTCACGGTTGCCCCGCTGTCGATGCCGGGCAGCGTCAGCGTCGCCACGGCGCGGTTGTCGTTCGAGGTCAGGGAGATGGTCACGGGTTCACGGGTCTTCATGAATGGTCTCCGTTGCAGCCAGCGCGGCAGCAGTACTTGCAGGGTGGGTTGAGTGAAGCCATCGCGCAGGGGATGACCCAGAGGAACACGTAACGGCAGAGGAAGAGGAAGAGGAAGGTCATGCTCGACCTCCCACGAGGATGAAGGCGACGCCGCCGCACGACAGGCAGAAGGCGCTGGCGGCGGGCTCTGGCATGGCGACGTACACGACGAAGAGGGCGGTGGCGGCCACCGTGAGGAAGGCGGCGATGCCGCCCTGGGCGAGACGGTCGTCGTTCATTGTGTCTCCTGGCATGTGTTGCGCGGCGTGTTACGGCAGAGCCGTCGGGGGGACTGCGTGTTCTTCATTCTTCGGCACCACCGTGTCGAAGACGCCGACGTAGAGGAGCGCTGTCTCGATGCCGCTGATGTGGCCAGCGGCGTGAAGGTTGCCCGCCTCGGCGAGCGGCTTCATGAGCTCGATGCGCTCGCGCAGGGTCGTGCGGACGAAGTCGAGGTGATGAGTGATCTTGTGGATGATGGTCTCGGACTCGGTCATGGCGTGGTCTCCGGGTGTACTGTTAGCAGAGCGGTAAGGTATCGTCAAGCGGGCGGGAAACATCCGCTGCCGGTCTGCTGACGGGCAGCCGATGGCTCTCGTCCACCAGCGACGATGGAGAGGGGAGAGTGACCCGGCTCGACCTGTGCGCACCCGGAGAAGCAATGGAAGAGGGGCAGGCACAGGGAGCCGGGTCACCGAGGGGTCACGCCTCGGCGGCGCGGTTGGCGAGGACGGGGAGCAGCGAGCCGGCGGCGCGCTCGACGCGCCAGCGCTGCGCCTCGTCGAGCATGCCGTCGTGGGCGGCACGGGTCACGGCGTTGAAGATGTCGGCGAGGGTCTCGCCGGGCTCGACGTCGAAGCCGCGGAGGAGCGCCTCGACCATCACGTCGCGGCCCACGTCGGCGTCGAGGTCGCCGCTGCTCACGAGGTTGCGGAGGAACACCTTGGGGTCGGCGATCCGGCCCACCTTCGTGATGGGGGTCTCGCGCAGGGTGCCCCACGCGTCGAGGAAGAACCGGGCGGCGTCGCCGGTGCGGCTCACGAGGTCGCCGACGTCCTGCTGCACCTTGGCGAGGCCCTGCGCGGTGAGGTCGGAGACCCGGCTGCCCTTGTGGACCCGACGCAGGCTCTCGTTCCCGAAGTCGCCGGTCGTGCAGTTGATGCAGATGATGCGGGTGAAGGTGTTGCCGCCACGGTGCGCGCCGTTGCCGGCGTCGTTCGTGCGGCCGGTGATGCCGCTCTCGAACACGTCGCCGACGCTGGGCCGGAAGGACACCGGCGCGTGCCACGTCGCGCGGATGGTCACGTCGGTGGTCTCACCGTTGTAGGCGATGGCGCCTCGGGGGTCGGGCAGACCCAGGGCGTCGAGGGTCTCGACGTAGGCACCGAGGACGCGGTCGGCGTCCATCGGCATGTAGGTGGGCGAGACCGCGGCGAAGGCACGCCAGCCGCCCACGTTGCGGAGCCGGAGCCGGAGGTTGCGCTCGTCGTCGGAGTACCACTCCGACAGGCGGGAGAGTTGCGCGTTGACCGCCTCGGCGCGGGCGGCCGGGTCGAGCAGGGCGAGGAAGGACCACGCGCCCGGGAACGCCTTGGGGAACCGGCCGATGATGCCCTTGAGCGCGTTGGGCTCGAGCGCGATGTCACCCTTGCCGCGGGTGAGCGTGCCCTCGGGGGTGAGGCGCAGGGCCCGGGCGTCGCCGAGGACCATGTCGCGCCGGTCCTCGGCGCGGATCACGTCGATGACCTCGGCCGCCGCGTCGCGGAAGACGGGCAGGTCCTCGTGCCGCTTGGCGAGGGAGCCGAACTTGGCGCGCCCCTCGGGGAGCATCTCCGTGCCGGCGGCGAACCACGTCGGCGGCGGGGCGAAGCCGCGCGCCTTGAGGAACGCCTCGGTGGCGGCGATGCGCTTCGCGGCCTCGGGGTC